TTCCGCATACGCACAGCGTCGTAACCTAAATCTGTAGCGAGCTGTGCTATTTTGTCAGTGCTTGACATCAGCGTCCCACCCGTATCTTCTCCGTACATGTCAGCCGGGTCGTACGCGTAGTCATCAACGTCACGGGTGTCGTAATATTCATCTGGCAGGGGAATAGCGGCGTAAGTGTTACCTTGAGCGTCTACGTCCATCATAGAGTTAGTTTTCAACCGAACAGGGGTTACGGTCGGACCATCTAGCTCAGGGTCGTAGTTGGTGGTGTGCGCATATTCAGAAGCGACTCTGGGGTCGTTACTGAACCAAGTAACACCGCGACGTTGACGCTCAGGTATAAATTGCGGCCTACCTTCGCTCGGAGCAGCACCACGATACAGGATGTCAGTCTCACCGGGGCCGGGTAACACTGGACCACGCTCTGGCTTGGTGATCAGCTTACGGGTGAGCTGCTTAACGTCAGACAAGTCATCAGCCGCATCAACTAAGTTAGCCACCTTACCCGCCTTACGCGCTTCACCTACGCCGGGAATGATTGAAGCTACAGCGAGCGGTAACGCGTACTGTTCAATGTTCGCTGCGCCTCGCTCATCACCTTGTGCCCGCAAACGAGCAGCGCGGCCAACGTCTTCGCCATAGGCTTTGATATCACCTACTACCGGGATTACATCAATGATAGTCTCCACCGGGTTCTCTTTAACATGGCGGACGATGCGGTTCAACCCACCCTTGATCTCACCAGCGGTCTGCTGAGCATCTCGCATCACTTGCTGCGGGGTGCTGCGTTGAATGTAGTTAACACCTGAGCGCACGTTAGCGGGAATGGATTGTACCGCACGTTTACCAGCTTGGTAGATAGTGCTAGGTAAGTCGGGCAGAGACGTGACCGTGTTAGCGGCGCTCTCAAGGTAATCCAGTAAGCTCGGCTCTTTGGCCTTCTTGGGCTGACCACCATTCTTGAATTTCTGTACGAGGTGGGTGACGTCATCAATGGACTCGTAATCGTCGAGCATGTTCTTCAGCTCAACTGACCCGCCGGTGTTCCACTTGACCTTGTCAGCCCAATACGCAGGGCTAGACTTACCCTTGGCAATGTTCTTTGCGTGTCGCGCCTTGAAGCTCGCTCGCTTCTTGGTCATGCGTTCGCTCTCACCCACCTTGGGCTTACCCGCTGTGCTAGCTCCCTGCTCACCAAAGCGGATAATACGCTCCTTACCGTCTACCTTCGTCTTCACGATGTGAGACTTGGTGGGGTGGCCCGGTGTGCGCCGAGGCTTGTCAAGCTGTAGGCTGTCTTTGTCTACGCGGTTGCTCATTTCTTTTTCCGTGCGGCTCGCATGTTGTCAACAAGGTTGGGGTAAGGACGACCCGCTGCTTTGGCTGCGCTCTTGGCGCTCGCCTTCTGGCTGCTGGTCAGCTCTTTCGGCTTACCGGCGCTCTTGGGTCTGGCTTTGTCCCAAACGGGCTTTGCTGGTTTCTTAGACGGCATTGATGTGGACCTTTCGTTTGACAGGGTTCATTTTCCTGTATTCTGATAACTTCATCTTAGTTTCAACGCTATGTGTTTTTCCGGTAGAAACCATTCTGAGTTTTTGTTTCGTCTCTTCGGTCATTGGTTTTTCAGACCTACGCCGCACCCAAGCGTCTTTAAGCTTCTGTTTCGTAGAATCAGAAAGAGGCTTACCTTTCAATTTATCCGAGCGCAACTGCTTAGAGATTTCACTATGCTTCAAACCTGTCTGCCGCACCTTTCGATCTTCTGAAACTCTACGGCGTATCCAAGAGTACGCTTTGTTATTTCTACAAACGCGATCGGTACCAACCGTCATCATTAGAGCGGCGTAATAAAGTTTAGATTCTTTAGGATTGATTTTAATCAACAATTGGTGGGCTAGAAAATGTTCTTCAGGTAGAAGGTTAACGAGGTTGTCGTCTTCGTCAGACCCACCCAAACAAGAAGGCACCACGTGGTGTTTTTCCAAGTAAACACCGGAAAGAGTGCGGTTGCGAGCGCGTTCAATCAACAGGTTATAATGGTGCTGATAATTCATACTGCGTACGGATTAATCCGCTCCTTGTCACGTTGTCGTGGCTCGTCAATATCACGGGCAGTGGGTAACTCAAACCAGCCATCATTCTTGAAGTATATAACAGCTTGTGTCATCGTATCCACATAGTCATCATGCTCAGCTACTGGGAACTTACCAACTTGCTTCATGAAGCTGCTAGCCCAACTGACAGGATGCCCCTTATTCTTACCACTTTCCGGTACCCACAACAGACCGAGTTCCAGTGTTGGTGCAGCTTGGTGCGCACGACTCACCTTGTCGGCCATACCGGGGTTATAGCTCACAACAGGCACTTTCGCCAAGCGCAAATCTTGTATTAGGGATTGTCCGCTTGCTTTTGCTTCCACGAGCACACGGTCAGGCCTACGAGCGCGACGTAATCCGTCCTTTACGCTGGTGCCTCCGTATTCAGTTTGCCAGTCGGTTATTGCCCGACTGCGCAGGTCGGGGTAGCTCAGGTGCTCATCCCATGCGTCAATCAACATTACGTTGCGCTGGTTGTCATAACTGAAGATGGCCCACACCGTGCAGGCAGTGGGGTCACCCGTCGTCTTCTCAGTGAAGGCGCAGTCATAGCTCTGCAGTATGTACTCAAACTGAGGTAGTGCCTTGTCATGAGGCCACAACTGGAAGAACTTGGTCTTGAGGATACCACCCTCAACCGGAGTCGGGTCTTGCTGTAGCTGACCAGACGCACCATACGTGCCCAGTAGTTGCTTGAGCCGGGTGATTTCCTCTGCGCCAAAGCGGTCTGGGCAGATCAGCTCTCCCTCACGGGTTCGCGGGTCGTAGTTGCCGAGCACGGTGGTGCGCTTGACACCATCCCACTCAGCCGGGATCTTGATGTGCTCCCAGCCGCCAATGTCCTCAAGGATGTGTCCGCTGATGTCCCGCTCGTGCAGACGCTGCATGACCGTGACCATCGCATCAGTCTTCGGGTTGTTCAATCGGGTTGACCACACGACGTCAAACCACTCAAGATCAGACTCACGGATGGTGTCGGACTGCGCTGCCTGTGCTCCGTGCGGGTCGTCAAGTATCAGGCGTGAACCACCTTCACCCGTCGCTGTCCCGCCGACTGACGTAGCGATGCGGTAGCCAGTCTGGTCATTCTCAAATCGCTGCTTAGCGTTCTGGTCACCAGCCAGCTTGAACATGTGCCCCCATCGCTCCTGATACCAAGGCGACTGCACGAGGCGTCGAGCCTTGAGGTTATCACGGATACTCAGGTTGCCGGAGTAAGACGAGCACAGGAACTTCTGGGCAGGGTCGGTGAGCCATTCCCACATCGGCCACATCACACTGACGATGGTCGACTTGGAATGGCGAGGAGGTATGTTGATCAGCAGTCGCTGTACTTCACCAGCAGACACCGCTTCAAGGTGCTCACAGATCGTCTCAATATGCCATGAGCCAACGAACGGCACACCCGGCTCAACTACGCCCCAGCTCTGCTTGACAAACTCGTAAAGCGAGGCAGACGCACTGCGCCGGTCTCGCTCACGCTTGATCATGTCAAGCATCAAGGCTGGGGACATGTCGTTCAATGCATCTTCCTACCGAATTCATAAGACTCACGACCATCAGCAGAACGATGAACCCAGAGACCCAAATACTCATCGTCCTGCTCGGGGCGACACCAACAATCTTTGCTAGGGGTGTGTCGCTTCAAGTCGTCACGGGGAACAATATGGGACTCCCCTAGTGGAATGCACGGGTTCACTTCTTGAACCGACCACGTGAGTCACGATCAGTCAGTCGCTTGAGCTGTCCGTTCAGTTCTTCGTTCTCACGTTTCAAATCGCTAATCAGAAAATGATTCTTAATGAGCACCACTAAACAAAACACACCGGCCAGACCCATCAAACCAATAACGAAATCCATATCACTCACTCCTTCACGAACGTGCCATCAGATATCATTAACCCACTCTTCAATCAAGCCTCTCAGCTCGTAGAAATCAGTTTCCGTTATTACCCTCCGCTTTGCTTAACAGCTGTTGCATTTTATCCAGCTCCTCATCGCTGAGGTTTTTGAAATTGACTGCTGCCATCTGAATAGGACCGCCATCCTTTCCGGTGTGTTCCTGTTGAACCTTGTCACCGTATACCTTAGGCAGCATCTTGCTGAGCAGCCACTTACGCGTGTCAATCTGCAATCGAGTGTGAGCGATGACGTCGCTGTTGAGCGGCATGAACACTTGCTTGAGGATCGGCAAGCCGTCGGCATCGAGCAGGGGACGACCGTCCAAGTCCAAATCCTGAACGGGAACCCATTCCCCCTTCTTGTTGCTTAGCTCAACAATCTCATCAGCCATCAGCTTGTAACCAAGTTCGCGCGCATGCGCGTAACGCTTGGCCAGCCCGGCAGGGTCATCATTCTCGACCCACTCAAGAAAGGTTGCCTCGTTCGGCATACCTTCATCAACAGAACAGATGTTCGCCAAAGAGCGACCCTTGGTCAGCTCAGTTATAATATGCTCAGACACAACATCACGATCGTATTTACGAACCGCTGGTCTGGCTTTCGGCTTCTGAATTAAGTTACCCATAATCTCCATTATACCCTTTCACCCGTAAAAGGCAAGCCCCATAAAACCAATCGTTCGGGTTAATCGTTCGTCTCTTCGAGAGAGGGTACCGAACGAACGATTAAAACACCGACATTTCCTAGCCGTACAGAGACCACCGAAAAACCACCGAACGATTAACCGAACGATTACCCGAACGATTAACCCAAAACCACCCACCAAAACACACGTAAGTGAGGTGACCCTAACAAGAATTTAATCGTGCCACACACCGTCTGATCGTGCTCTGGAGGTGGCCTTTAGCGCCACTCCTCCGACGATCGAACGATGGAGAACAGAGACGCAAAAGTAATCGTTCGTTCGGCCTAATCGTTCGAACGATTACCCGAACGATTAAACCGAACGATTACCCCTCCGGTTCAACTTTAACCAGCTTAACACCCATTTGTTTAAAGATGGTTCTGGCTATTGCTATGTCACTAGCCCATCGCTCTTCAAAGTCTGGGTCACTAATGTAACGAACATACTTAATACCAGCCTGAGAGAGCTGGGCAGCACACTGACTACAAGGGTGCCTAGTCACAGCTAATTGCGCCCAGCTGAGGCTAGTCCCGTTGCGTCCAGCGGCAAGTATAGCATTGACCTCAGCATGTAGCGTCATTTTAAGCCGTATACCCCGGTCAGACATTAGTTTAGGGTCGTCTTTGAATCCACGAGGGAAGCCGTTATAACCCATGCTGATGATTGAGCCGTCTTCACGGAACAATACCGCACCCACTTTAGTGCTTGGGTCTTTGCTCCATGTTGAAATGAACTCAGCTAATTTAAGATGTCGACTTGGCCAGTTAGTCATAATATCTCTCTTTCACATTCCCATACTTGTGATGATGTGCGTATGTCAGTTGGCCAGCCGGTGTCTTCCGTAAAGCTGCGCTCACTGAACAACAGCATGTTGGTCGGCCTGATGAGCAACCGGTCGCCCTCCGTCCGCATGAACATGAACTCTTTGCTCTGCTCGGGAGCTGCGCTGAACCCATCACCCTGCGGACACGCAGTAAACAAGTATTGCGCTTTGTCATCCTTACCGTCATACCGAGCTTGCAGGTCTGCTAGGTAATCATATTTGATGACCCTGAAGTCACGACCATAGCAGTCCCATACCTGCGCCTGTGGTAACGTCCAGAAAGGCGTAGGGCGATTGCTAAACGCTATCGCATGAGGAGGCACGTTGCGATACACCGCACCACACTCCAACATAACATGACAGCCCCAAGCCCGGTTGGGCTCAGAGCGTAAAGCGAACCACACTGCGGGTTCAAAGCCTTTACCGTCTTTGCGTATGAATGCGCGGTCAACGTAAACATAAAGATGATGGGGAAGGTTCTGGCTACTCATTTGCCGTATTCCTTTAAGTGTTCACCCACTTCGATGGCAGTGGCGATAAAGTTTTCCGCGCTTCCGTCCATAGTGATGACAATGCGGTCGCTCCGCAGCCATGCGACGGTCGCGTCACGCTCCGCCTGCACCGCATTGCTGGTCAGGTTCTGTATCATGTCGCTCATGGCCTCAATACACGCTGCGGCGGCTTCTGTTGGTTGCGCGTCTTCACGTAAAGTTATCCGGCCATCGGCATAGATGGTCATAATTGGCTCACCATGTTTGACGAACTTAATATACTCGGTCATACGTTTGGTTTCCTTGCGTATTTAATGTCGCCGCAGTGCTTGCACTGCAGGACCATGCGCTCCTTGATGGTTCCGCTTACAAACTTTGTTTGCATGCTTCCCCAATGCTCCCAATGGTGGGCGCACAGCAACCCGAAGAACCTACGTGGTCGTGTGTCTTTAGTCATCGTCTTTCACCCAAAGATTACCAAGAATAAGATACTGCATTTTACGCCAGAACCAGTTTGGTTCTTTGCCCTTGAGAGGACGCCATATAATACCATTAACACCCGGCTTGTTGCCGAACAGGTAGCACCGCCACTCTGAATATTCGAAGGTGGTGATAAAGTTTAAGCGGTAGTCACCGTATGGGTTTTGTTGTTCGCTCATTCGCTTTGCTCCTTTTCGCGTGGCGATACCAGCACTTCAAGTTCAAGCCCCAGAACATAGGCCATGCCACCAAGCAGCCTTAAACTGCTGTGGTGTTTTTCTGGTATGTCGAACTCGGCGCAAAATTCATCGAGCCTATCTCTTATATCTTGTTCCATTTGCTTTGCTCCTTAAAATCTAATCTCATCGTCGGCCCAGTCGTAAATATCCCAGCCGAAATTATCGAACAGGAATTGGCGCAAGGTCATCTGCTTTGCTCCAATGCTGCTTCTATCTTAGCCAATGCTGTTGCGGCTTCGAAATGGATGTCGGCAATATGCTCCGCCCAATCTGGGTGGCTTTCTAACGCGTCATCGCGTGACGAGCGAAAGCACTGATAAAGCGAACCACGCGCCTCCTGCAAAGCATCATGCAGCTTCACAACATCGGCAAAAGCTTTCTTATAGCCATCCAGATACGCATCCCGCTGGCTGCTGATGCGCCCAATCTCTGCCGCTTGGGCTTCGATGCGGTCTGCGGCTTCACTGCACATGGATGCTGGATTGACCAGCATATTAAGTGGCCTGATCCGCAGCCGCTTCACCAGTGTCTTGTCATCGTCAGTCATTTTTCTTCTCCCGTATCTCCAGCCCATACGCTTCCAGTGCTGCACGCAGTCTCGTGTCAGCTTCGATTTGTGCTGCCTCGTAAGGTATGCCGTGCGCTTCTAATGCCTGCCCGAACTGAGACATATAATATTCCGCAGCCGCTTTAAGCGTATCAGGCTTGGGCTTGGGGATGATGAGCGGGTCAAGCATTGCAGCACCCCAACTGGTAACTGCGCAACTCTCAATGACTTTCTCAACCGCATCGCTCACCTCTTGCTTAAAGGCTTCGTGCTGTTCGATGGCGCGGCATAGTGCTTCTTGCGCGCTATAATGACGTTTGATGGTTTCGTGGATTGGATGGCCCTCCCTTTCAATCTCCACCTCATTCAGCAGCTCCAAGGCTTTTTCTTCAATGTCTGTCATTTGCTTTGCCCCCTTCTGCCCGGCGCTCAGCAAACGTCTTACCGTCAACACCTCGCAGCGGCCAAGCCGATTGAGGCGACACACGATGGTTACGACCCATCGGCGCAGCTGTGCGTATGTTGAGGTCGATAATGTTCTTTGCTTTTTCCATTTCAGTTCTCCAGTTATCTCACTTGACCTTAGGGCGAGCGATTATGGTTTGAGCTACACCGTCACGCTCCTCATGAGCCTTGACTGTAGCCACTACGGTTATAGTAACGTTCTCTGTGAAAGCGTTGCTACCTTTATAAATAACAACATTACCTTTTTCATCTTTACAGATGTTGATGTAGGTGGTGCCGTACATGCCGTCGAAGCTCAATTGCTTCTCGCAAATCAAAGTGAACTCACGCCGGGTGTTGATTATACCGACGTGTTTACTGTTGTTACGCTCGTCTTCTATTTTATTAAGACGGCGCACGGCACGTTCGTGCAGTTTCTCTTGAGCACGTTGGAAGCTCTTACGGACAGCGTTGGTCTGGTTGTCAGTCAAAGCACCCCATTCATTAATGGATTCACGCATGTTATCCATAAAGTCGCCGGTGGCGTAGAATGACAACGGGTGAGACACACGTTTACATGAGCATTGGTAGTCTTTACCATCCACTACGCAGCAATGTTCCGGATACTGGTCTTCCCACTGGCTACAGCGGGGATCAAGATCCCACGCTTGAGCGTAGTCACCTTCGCTGAAAAGCCAGTCATGTAGATTCTTAGCATCTTCATGATTTTCCATCCAACGTTTCCGGGCACCCTTGCGGCGATTTATATCGATACGGGTGTGGGCTGCGTTGATGTACGCGTCTTCGTTCTCTACATGATCAGGAACGTCGATGGTGGGATAGTAAGGTGTACGTGTCATTTTCAAATCTCCAGTTCTACGTTATGAAACCCTTATAGGCTCATTCCACGTGGAAAGAAAAGCCTAAAAACGCTTTAACCTAAAAATAATTTTCAAACGCTATACTTTCCTCCACTTGCGGAGCTCAAAACAGCCTCGTCAACCTGAACATAATGGGTTGCGCGGCCCACCGCCTTCTCAAGATGGATCACCTCAAGCACGCCATCATCAATCATTGACGACATTGCTCTCTCCTTACGCTCTTGGCTGGCCTTTACCCCACCCTGAGCAACCGGCAGACGCTCATAATGAGAACGGCTCTTGCGCGGTTGAGTGCGCACCAACTCAATAAGGTCACGACATATGCGCTCCCAATTATCGTTTTCGCGTTGTTCCTTCTGCTCTTCTTTGAACTGAGCACGTTCACCATGCTTGAGCGGACGAGCCACAGCGTGATTGAACCAGATGTCTTTGTCGTAACCCAGAACGTCTTTGTGTGTCTCTTTATTGTTGATAAGCTCGAACACCATCTCTGGGAATTCGGTCGGGAAGCGAACCTTTGTCGCCTTTAGAATGCGAGGTGCGTCGTGCTCCTCACCATCCTTGAACACGGTGTAGACACCTTGGGCGTCGCCAGTCCAAGCCGAAGCACCACGAGGACCCAGATACTCGGAGTCACCTGACCCCAACATCTTAGCCGTGTGGCTCACGATGATGATCGGGAAGGCGGAGAAGGACTGCTTAACGTAAGCCATAGCCCGACCTACTTCCGCGTTGTCGTTTTCGTTTTCAAGATCGAACACTGCGTTCGCTGTATCAAAAACCACCAGAGGAAGCGCGTTATATATTGTACCATCTGCTTTTTCATTTTCAACCGTCCAATCCTTATATTCGTCAGCAACCTGAGACACGACCTTTGGGTCTAGCCGGTGAGCACTGATGACGCGGACACGTTCATCAAAGTCGCTGGCTCGCATCCCGGTGAAGCCCCAAGAGTGTAACGAGTAGATGACCCGTTGAACCTGCACCACAGACTCGGTGATGATGATCACGTTGCGGCGGACAGAAGGCTTCAGCTCATAATCGACCGGGCAGAGGTGGGCCGTAGCTAGAGCCATCGGCACGATGAGGGTGGTCTTACCGACGCCCGGTGCACCCGCAACCACGTTGACCCCAGTGGACATGAAGTCATCAAATATGTATTCAAAGACTGTAACCTCACCCGCCCCACTCCGTAAAGACTTCTTGAGGCTGAGAGGATGCTCGTCAGGGTTCTCTACCGGGCTGCGGGTTACATCGTTCCCGTTACCTGACCACCCGTTGTCAATCGCCATACGGAATATCGATCGGTATGTGATTGAGTGGGGGGTATCAATGTCGCGTTCCCACTTACGGCGCTGAGCAGCGGCATCAAACTTATCGCTGTTGGCCGACCACTCCGTCCATATCTTGTAGCCGTTCTCACCATAAGGTTTGAGCACCATACCGACGTTGACCCATGTGGTGTAGTCGTCAGCATCAACGAACTTGAGAGCAGAGCGCAGGTCATCAAATGTTTGAGCTGTGGCTACCGGAACCCCACCGCGCTCAGTCAGGCTGTAGTTAACAGGCGCACGAGCCTTGCTCGCGATTAAAGAAGGTAGCGGACTAGGTTGAGCCGGTTTACTAATTGATAGCGGTGAGCGGCCTGACTCCCATCTGTATACCCCGGTTGAGCCTAATGTTGGTGCTACGCAGATGTAACCATGGTGCTTTAAGTCCAGACCCTTCCCTAACGTGCCGGGGTATGTCATGTCTGGGTCGGCTTTGAACAAGCGGTGTTCGCCCCCACCTTGAGTTATAGCTGTGCAGTCTGAGTGGAGCACACCGTGTTCAGCTTCAAGTGCGGCTAGGGAGTCATCACCGCCATTCTGCGGGTCAATGTCCAGAGCCAGCAGACCTGAGTCCGCAAGACTTATACCGATACCCGCGTCAGGGTCAACAGCCCACCAATCTTTGATGAGCTTCTCATCTACCGTCGCATCTTGATGCCCATGGGGTGCAAGGTCGGCTTGTGGGTGCTTACCGGGTTTGTGACCTTTTTCGTTATTAGGTCGGCCACAACGACACTGGCCGTGTTCATCAACAGACCAAACGGGCAGCACATGCCACCCCATCTTTGCGTAAGCGAGCGCGTAATCAAGAGTGGTCGGAGCTTTATCTACAGCCCAAACATGTTTACCACCTGTGGTCACGACTCCTCCGATTTATAGGTTTTTGCCAGCATCAGCTGTCTCCGGTTATACGTTATGTGGGTCGGCATTATCGGGCTATTGTTTTGAAAAGGCAAGCCCCCGCGTAAAAATATTTTTCCACCCCACTTGCCTTCTGGATTGAAATGACCCAGAATGCGTAAGCGATCATTTCGCAATAACTGATAACTTGGGAGAACCCCGTGTATAGACTTGAAGACCTTTACGTCATTTTCAGACAAGAGCCGACTGCCGAAGGTAAGGTAGAGCTTCTGCGCGACTGGCAGCAGTCCCGCTATCCCTTCCGTATCAATTGGAACCGCTTGATACGAATCTGGTCTAGACGCAAATGAGGAAGATCAGCGACGCTGAAAAGAAGCGTTATGAAGAAAGTGACCGGCTGCTGGCACGGTACAAGGTCAAACGTAAAGAGTGGTTCAAGTCCACAGTTGACGAGTGTGTCCGTCCCGACGAGATGATGCGTATGTTGCGTTACATCAAGGATATGCCCCCAGCAGCAGAGCGTGACTTCATCTCCCGGCTGTCAGGTCTGCGGTGGTTGTTGGATAGCGAACCGGATGTGCGCCTCGTCGTGCTGCGAGTTATCGCCAAGAGGGTGGACAAGTTGTACGGAGAGCTAGATGACCCACTTCCACCGGGTACCAACATGTTCTTTGAAGCTAAGAGAATCCTAGCTGTTCGTTAGTTGGGCGAAATTATTTTTGGGTGCAAGCGTTTTTTCACTTTACTTCCACGTGGAATGAAACTAGAGAGGGTTTCATAACTTGATAACTGGAGACTTGAAATGACTGACCTAGACGAATTGCTCGCCGAATTCAAAGCACTGACTGTTGAGATCTCGCTTGACGATCTTAACCCAGCCCAGCGCCGTGTAGCCGACCGTATGATTAGCTCGATAACTTTTCTGGACTACGAAATCAAGAAGCTGTCGGTTACGCGTTTCGATAACAGTAAGCATGTCACGCTGTATGTCGAGAGCGGTCTGCCAAACGACGAGGGCACCATGGCCTCGATCTTCGGACGTCTTGAGCGCCACGTTCAAATCGGCTCACGCGGTGGTGTAAAGAACCTAAGCCGTTAATTTTATAACTGGAGAACTGAAATGACACAGACACAAGAATTTCTAAATGGTTGGACCGCCGCAGAGCGAGATAAGGTTGAAAGTAACGTTAAGCGTCACACCTTTCCATCGTACCGCACAGCCGATTTTGTCGACGGCTATAGATCTTTTTGGGATAACATTGAAATGACACTGAGTGATGAAATTCGCAATGACATGGCTGTTAAGGGTTATGTGTATCGACGCGATCTAAGAAATTATCCACCGCAAAATGGTATGCGTCAGTTGTGCCGCGACCTTAGGGGTGAGGATATCAGCAAACTGATTTTTGACACAGACGCTTATCAAGCACATGGTAACAAAATCTGAGCTTAAACCGGTGGGGGTTTCGGCCCCCACAAATCTTATAACTGGAGAACTGAAATGAATAATGATCGTCGTAAAGAAATCAACAAGGCTATCGGGCTACTGCAAGAGGCTCTCAGCATACTTGAGACCGCTCGTGATGAAGAGGGTTACACTTTTGAAAACATGCCTGAGAACCTGCAGAACAGTGAACGTGGGCAGCAGACTGAAGAAGCCTACAACCAGCTTGAGGAAGCATGTTGCAACCTTGAGGAAGTCATCACCAGCTCTGAATTCGCAGCTCAGTAAGGAGGCTTGAAATGTTGTTTGACCTTGAACCATATCTACCATTCGAAGCATTCGTAATGATCTGCATATTCATCCTCGGCGCTGTTGTGTGCTGGGGCGAAAATAAGAACGGAGGGAAGTAACATGAAGCTATATCGCACACCGACCGGTCATTGGGCTGGCACTAAGGACGAAGCAATCACCATCGCTAAGGTGCACGACACCACTTACGAGCAGTATGATGTGCCTTACGACAAAGCAGGTCTGCTCGCATTCCTGAATGGTTTTAAGGTCGGCGCTACACCGGCTGCAAATAGCCCGGTAGATGACGAACCTTTCGTGATAGTCAGGACGCCGGTCTTTGTCAAGCCATCTGAGGTTACACGCTCATCACCACAGAAGATACAAGACCGTATGGAGCTTGAGGATGCTATCTTAGCGGCTCCGTTAGACACTGCTGTGGCTCTTGCTGAGTTGGTTATGTGTCGCATTCGTGACTTTACTAAGGGGAAGTAACTTTCCCCTTTTCAAACCAGAATTACACCCCTATAGATACACAGATAACTTGATAACTGGAGAATTGAAATGCAACGTATTGCTGATTACACCGCCCCTACTAAACGCCAAGATGGCTACCTAAGAATTAGCGTGCTTGAGGCTGGTCGCCGTCACATTATAGCTGAGCACCGGGTTGACGGTAAGATAGCCGCTCGCCATGTAGCCGCCCAATACGCCGCCAAACCTTGGAACTTTTAACTGATAACTGGAGAATGATCATGGTTACAAAAACACGTATTCACTGGACTGACGAAGAGCGTAACATAGTTTTCAATCGCATGGTTGAGGTGTATGCTGAGGGTAGGTCCAGCAGCAGAGAAAACATATTAATCAAGTCGCAGTATGATCTCCCGATCGGTCGTCGCCGTAAGGTTTACCCTGCGATGCTGTCTAACCTAAAGGACTGGATGGAAAGAGCCAAAGCAGAGTCTTATAGTCGGGCTCGTGACCGTAAGCTGACTGTGGCCGCTTTAGCCGCTAAGGTTGAAGCACTTGCTCCGCAACCAGTTGAGCTTGGCGTCTCAGAGTTGCTTGAGAAGCTGTTTGACCAGTTGGCTAAGCGTGTGGCTACAGAAGTCATGTCAGGTATCTCTGAGCAGCTCTCTGCTCTGCAGAAGACGCATCAGGATCCTCGGCCGATCATCGTCAATCAAACTGCGCCGGGTGGGTGGCCACAGACCACTAAGCCTCGCCGTAAGCGTATTACAATTATCGGCTTGAGGGGGCAACAGATGTCAGTGATCAAGCAGAAGTATCAAGACATAGACTTCACGTTCTTAGATGTTGATGATGCTGCGGGCCGCGTTCCTTGTGAAGCTGAATGGACTATCATGATGACCAAGTTCATCAATCATTCAGTTTACGCTAAGTATCGTAACACCCCCAACATGCGTCATTGCAATGGTGGTATTAGTGACTTAGGGTCAATCATTCAGGACGTTCGCAATTCATAATACAGATTTCATTTGGAGATTACCGATGACCGAAGTAAACTTTACGAGCATGACGCTCAGCCAGCTTGTCAAATTCTATAACGAGCACACTGACAGACCTGTTAAGAAGTTCCGTGACCGTGCTACGGCGGAGAAGCGTTGTGTTGAACTAATGTACGCAACACTTAAGGAACCCAAAGTGGAAACTGTTGAACAGCCTGAACCTACCGGCAAAGAGCGACCCCTGATGAAGACGTCGCTCAAGCTGGACCGCCAGATCATTCGCATTGACAGCGAGCAAGTTTGGAAGAATGCTCACACCATGTGGGTTGAGAACCCTGATTGGATGACGAGTAGCCAGCAAGACCGGCTCACGGCTCAATTATATAAGGCCGCTAAACGCGGTGAGCAGATTGTCGTGACTGTCAACGATATCAGCTTCCAGCTTCTTAACGTATCTGAGGTGTGAACATGAGTAAGAGTATTTTCCCCACATTGTCAATGAAACGTGCTGACGTTCGCTGGGAAGACCACCTTGGTGACCTGACCCCTTGGGAGAACCATCAGGGTATCTGGTTCAAGCGGGAGGACTACTTCGCTCCGCTCGGTTATAGCGGACCTAACGGCTCTAAGATGCGGCAGCTCATCTGGTTCATGAACAGGTTCCGTGGTAACAAGACGCACATCGTTACGGGTGCTAGTGTCCAGTCGCCTCAGCTGAGCATGAGTGCGATTGTGGGTGCCCACTACGGTCTCAAGTGTCGTCAGGTCGTATACAGCAAACCCCATACCGTGCTCAAGCACCCTAACCCAGCTGTGTCGCATGGCTTTGGTGCAGTGTTTGAATATGCTACCGGGCCGTATAACCCGATCATTCAACGTAAGGTTGCCGACCTAACTCAGGACAGCTCGCTCGTTGTTGAGTATGGTATCACGCTCCCCATCAGCAAGTACAGCCCAGAAGATGTGCGTAAGTTCCATGAGGTCGGTGCTAATCAGACCAAGAACATTCCGGACGACGTTGAAGAGCTGATCATCCCTGCGGGTTCTTGTAACTCACTCACGAGCATCTTGCTTGGGTTGAGCCGTGACTCACACAACATCAAGCGCATCTTCACTATCGGTATCGGACCTGACAAGGCTGAGTGGACGCATGAGCGGTTGCGTTACATGGGTGTTGACGCTAGCAAGTTTGACTTTGAATGGCAGCACTACTCTCTGCACGACAACGGGTTCAGCAAGTACAGTGACCACTTCACTGGTGAGAGCTTTGACGGTATCAATTTCCACCCGACCTACGAGGCGAAGATGTGGCGTTGGCTCAGGCAGAACGATTACATCAGTTGCGACAACAAGACTGGGTTCTGGATTGTTGGTTCAGCTCCTAGCGTCAAGGTCATTGAACCATTCTACACTTACGGAGAACATTGATGCGTGACTTCCGTCTCCCTGAAAACAGGCTTGAGTATTTCAGCAAGCTGTATCAGATGAACCTGATGTACGGTGTTATGCCGGGTCTGGTCTATCTTTACATGCCGTCGCTGGCAGCTAAGTATAAGTGGGACAACGAGCAGCGGTTGTGGTTCGCTTTCCTCAATGGTATGACGCAGAACCCAATCACGTCGCTCATCATGTTTGAGCAGCTACCTATGTGCCCCCCGGCGGGTGCCCAACTGGTTAAGTTTGACGAGTGGTTCAATGAGTCTTGGGATGTGCTCCAGTTTGATACGGACCGCCGTTATCAAAAGAAGGAGACCGTCGCAGCTATCAAGAAGTATGCCGAGCTGGTTGAGCAGCACGGGACGCAGGAAATGATGCTGACCGGTAAGACCTACCAAGAGTTGTGGAAGATAGTGTCGCAGTACGTGTCGTTCGGTCGACTGTCCTGCTTCAGCTACCTTGAGTATGTCTACCTGAATGGGTTCGGCGCTGACTGTGATGACCTTATGTTCAGTGACAAGTCAGGTAGTAAGTCTCATCGCAACGGTATGCTCCTGCTCACCGGGCAGGACGCACTGGTGTGGGACAAGCGAGCTGATAACGGCTTTGATGGTAACTACGATAACTTTGATAAGATGTGCTCGTGGTTGAATGGTAAGGCTGAAACGTTCCTCGGTAGCTTCAAGGTCAACAACAAGAGCTTGATATACGCGGGTAACTTTACCATGGAGTCTAACCTCTGCACGTTCAAGAACCATTTCTACGCTCGCCGCTATCCCGGTGTGTATGCTGATATGGCTTGGGAGCGTATCCTTTGGGCTGACGAGCATGGTCATCGCGAACACACAGCACCTTTCAAAGATATCCGTAAGGAGTATCTACCTGACTGGTTGCTTTGTGAGTTGACTAAGGACAACATGACGATTAAAGAACGAGCAGTGGTCTTTCCTGAGACCGGTAAACCTTATCGTGCGGAGCATTTTCTATGAAGAAACAGATTGTTAATATTCGCGGTTGTAACGGAAGCGGTAAGACGACGATTGTCCGTCGCTTCCTTGATAAGTTGTCTAACGAGCCGCTCGGGGGTAAGCCCGGTCGTCCTGCAGGATACAAGGTTGACGCCTCACCATGGGGTATCAATATTCCGGTGTTCGTCATCGGCAGTTACGAGAACACGTGTGGTGGTGCTGACGGCATCAACACTCAAGAAGAGATTGCCGAGCGGGTTGTCAAAGCTGTCGGTCATGGTCATGTGTTGGTAGAAGGTCTACTGATGTCCAAAAGCTCTGATAAAGGTCACGTGGCTCCTATTCTCAAAGAGCATGGCGCGATATTCGCATTCCTTGATACGCCTTGGGATGTGTGTCTTGAACGGGTTTTAGCTCGCCGTGAGGCTGCGGGTAATGACAAGCCGTTTGACCCTGACAAGACGATGCGGTCGGCTTATGACCAATGTCACCGCAGTTATGAGTTGTTAACCGAAGCCGGTGGATACGCAGTACGTTGGCTTGATTGGCAAGACCCCATTACCGGGGTGGTAAACTATTTAAGGAGTGCTGAGAAATGATTGATGAATGTCCGTTCAACATACCACGACCAGAAACAGTTTGCACTATGGAGGGATTGTTATATTTTGTTTGGGAGCGTGAAGCTATCCGCATGGCTCGTGAAAATGGTCACCAGCGTCCGTGGACAAACGACCCGGTTCTTGATAAATATAAATTCACCAACATTCACCGGATTGATGACCGCGTATCCAAGTGGTTTGTAAATAACTTGATTGACCCTTACGAAGATCGTGATGACTTATGGTTCACACTACTAATCGCCCGGCTTATCAACTGGCCACCCACCTTGCACGCATTGATTGATAATTACGTTATACCGTGCCACCCGACTGAGTTCGACCCTGAGCTGTTTGTGCAGGTGGTTGAGTCCTGTAAAGAAAATCAAGAAAAGGTTTACTCAGGTGCATACATGGTATACCCTACAAAGATGGACCCCGGCGGTAACAAGTCTCAGGCGATAGCTACGCATATAATCGGTGCGGCTATTGAAAAGTGGGAGGACATTCAGTATGAGATCACCCGAACCGATCGCCTGACGAGCATTGCTGAATTTGTTACGGTCATGTCACGCTGCTTCGGTATAAGCACGTTCATGGCTGGGCAAGTGGCAGCTGATTTGACGTATGCTTCTAAGGGGCAGCTTTGTGATGCTCATGATATATTCTCTTGGGCACCTATTGGGCCGGGCAGCAGTCGTGGTTTGAATTACCTGCTTGAGCGTGCACCAACCGCAGGATGGACGCAAGAGCAATTCAATATTGAGCTTGTCAATATACATAATGCGATTTACGAAGAGCTGGGTATTTGCACCCTGACGCTACATGACGTTCAAAACATCATGTGTGAATACAGCAAATATTGCCGAACGGTCTTGGGCGATGGTAAACCCAAGAGCACCTACATACCAGAAACGGAGTTTTGAGACATGGAAATTAAAGTTCGCAACGTTAATGAGGCATTTAGCGACATCTTCTGGAATATGAAGGCTATGAACCTTGAGCCTGAGCAGACCCGTAATGGCCCAGCGTATGTGATGCCTGAGCCGGTGACGACTATTTACACCCACCCTAATGAGCGTGTCCTGTTCAATCGCAAGCGTGACTGCAACCCTGTGTTCCACTTGATGGAGTCTATTTGGATGATGGCCGGTCGTAACGACGTCGCCTTCCTCACTCAGTTCAACAAGAACATGGTGAACTTTAGTGATGATGGTGTTACGTTCAATGCGGCATACGGGTATCGCTGGCGGCATCATTTCGGCTTTGATCAGATCCGCGCTGTCATCAAGACCCTGCAAGCTGACCCGTCTAGTCGTCAGGCCGTGGTGCAGATATGGGACTCGGCTGACCTAAAGAAGAACACCAAGGACAAGGCTTGCAATACGCAGATCATCTTTGACTTGCGCCATGGTAAGCTGAACATGACTGTTTATAACAGGAGCAACGATATCTGGTGGGGTGCTTACGGCGCTAACGCGGTGCATTTCAGTTTCTTGCAGGAGTTCGTAGCCAGTGCTCTGGGTGCTCCGCTCGGTCACTATCGCCAAGTCAGTCACAATCTCCACCTATATACTGATTTGTACGATGTGGGTGATTACCTGACCAACCCACCGGCTTATAGTGACGGTTATGAATATGGTGCTCGTGGTGTTGAACCTTACCCGATTATGGAAGACGGTGACTGGGAGACATTCTTGTACGATTGCTGTCGGTTCTGTGAGAACCCGTTCACCCCATTGAGCTACCACCATTCGTTCTTTAACGAGGTCGCTGTACCTATGGCTAACGTGATACACTCACGTCGTAACAAGCTGAGCGATGGTTTTGACTGGGTTGCTCAAATCGCTGCGGCAGATTGGTGCGTAGCTACGAATACCTGGGTCGAGCAGCGTGAGATCAACAAAATGAAACGCGGGGGTTAAAATGGGGGTTGCCTGTTCAAAAATACACGCCTATAGTATCAGGTATAACTGCTAACTGGAGATTTGAATTATGAAAGACACTATACAATTTATAGCCACTGGTGCCGAGGTAATTCGCTACCATACGGTGTTCACCTTCAACAACGAGACTGTGGGACACCATTCGCACGGTGTTGCTATGATGGTTCTCATGATGAAGCCTGACGCTTCCGCTTCTCTGCTTAAAGCTGCGTTGTATCATGACTTAGCAGAGCAGGTTGTGGGTGATATACCTTCACCGACTAAACGTCAGTCCGGCTTAGGTAAGCATCTTGATAAACTTGAACTAGCTATAATTGAAGACGCCGGTATTGAGAATCCGAAACTCACTGATGAAGAAGCACGTATACTCAAGCTCGCTGACATTGCTCAGGGTGCGTTATTCTGCGCTCGTGAAATTCAATTAGGTAACAAACGCCTCATCCCGGTTTTTACGCGGTATATTATTTATGCTTCGGAAAAAGGTCTTGAAGGTCGTGAAGAACATCTTTTCAACGCTATCAGGGAGATCGCAAATGAGCGCTAATGACCGTCAGATTGGTGGTGACCACTACAAGAAAGGTGGCGAGGAACATTGGGACCGTCAGTGGCGGCTCTATGGTCGTGGTTACTTTGTAGGTTGCATCACTAAGTATGTTGAGCGTTACCACGAGAAGAACGGTCTTCAAGATCTTGAGAAGGCCAAGCACTTCCTTGATAAGCTTATAGAGCTTGAGTCTGCTCAAGGTCAATACCTTGAGGTTCCTAAGAGTGCGAGTTTTACAGGATACGCGGTTAACACGTAATGTCAACTTGGGTTTACGATACTGAAACGATGCCAAATCGCACGTTGTTCTGCGCTAAAAACGTAGACACCGGCGAATGGTTCGACTTGTGGCGTCATGAAGACGACGCTGCGGGTAAGCTCAAGCGTTTTATAACGCAAGGGGATACTACGTTCGTAGGCTTCAACAGCAATTACTTTGACGCTTTAGTGGTGTCAGCTTTCTGCGCTGGTCGTACGGAAGCTGAGATCAAGCGCATCGCTAATGACTTGATTGATAATCGACTGTCACCTTGGGCCGCTATGAAGAAGTATCGGCTCAATCAGGTGATACCTGACCATATTGATTTGATTGAGGTGACACCGTCATTCGTTGGGCTTAAAGCCTACGGCGCACGCATGCACATGCCGAAGCTGCAGGATATGCCCATCGCTCATGACGCTGTTATTTCAGTCGAGCAAGAGCCCATGCTACTGGAGTATTGCCACAACGACGTAGACACAACTGAAGAACTTCTTAATCAGCTAGAAGGCGAGTTGTTGCTGCGGGTTGAAATGAGCCGTCGTTACGGAGTTGACATGCGCAGCAAGTCAGACTCTCAGATGGCTGAACAGGCATACATCAGTAGCATGGGTCTCAAGCGTAAGGATAACATTATCCCGCAGACGGTCAGGTATGATGCGCCCAGCTTCCTCAAGTTCATGGATGCTGACCTACAAGGCTTACTTGACCGTGTTCGTAACCATACGTTCAGTATGAACCCGTATACGGGTCACGTAGTGTTGCCTGACTTTTTAGGTGCTCAGACTGTTAAGTTCGGTACTGGTGAATATCAGTTAGGTGTTGGAGGTATCCACAGTACGCATGACAAGAAGGTTTGCCACACCGCCGGGGACGAAGTCATCTGCGACATTGACGCAGCCAGCTTCTACCCAAGCATCATCCTTGAGTGCGGGTTCGTCCCCCAAGCTCTTGGGTTGCAGTTTGTTGAAGAGTATCGAAAGATCTATGAACGACGCCTTGAGGCAAAGCGTAGCGGAGATAAGATCACTGACGCTACCCTCAAGATCTCGCTCAATGGTACATTCGGTAAGTTGGCGAGCAAGTATTCTGTCCTCTACTCACCTGACCTTATGTTGGCGGTGACACTGACCGGGCAGTTTACGCTTCTCATGCTCATAGAGTGGCTTGAGCGAGCTGGGGCTGTGACGCTTAGTGCCAACACCGACGGTATAGCGATAAAGTATCCTAAGAGCCTTGAGGAGACTGTTCAGAAGGTTGTTAGCAAGTTCAGCGAGGTTTCGCGGTTCGTGTTTGAGTTCACCCCTTATCGGGTGTTAGCTATGAAGGATGTCAATAACTACATGGCGATCAAGCCTGACCGCAAGTTGAAGGCTAAAGGTATATACTCACCGCTGTCGTTACGTAAGAACCCGACAGCTCAGGTTTGTGCCGATGCGGTGGGTCAGTGGTTAGCTAATGGTGTTCCCTTCCAGCAGACTATCAGCGCCGCTCCGTTCTGTGATTTCATCTCTGCCCGTAACGTGACGGGTGGTGGGCAGCAGATGGGTGAGTATCTGGGTAAGGTTGTAAGGTGGTATCAGTCAAACGACTCTGCGCTTGAACCTATCCTTTACGTCAAGAACGGAAACAAGGTTCCCAAGACGGATGGTGCTCGTGCATGCATGACACTACCCGATAAAGTGAAACATCCGCCGGATTTAGACTATGACTGGTATCGTAAAGAGGCTATTAAGATTGCGGTATCTGTGGGTTGTTCAAAATATTTAACTGAGGAGGAGTTAGCATTAATAGCCCCACCGCCAAAGAAAACAAGGAAGAGTAAAAATGGAAAATGAAGATAACACGGTGTTCGTTGTTCAAGTCGACAACACCAAAGACTTGTCAGACGCCAAGCGTTACGGGTCACTACAAGCTGTGTTCAGTCGACCGCGTAGGCCGTATGACACGGGCAGTATGCTTTCCCGTGCTCGACGCGTGTTGTCTGATTGGAAACCCGGAGATCACCTTTTGATGATCGGTGATCCGGCATTGTGCGCTGTCTGCATGTCTGTAGTCAGTGAGCAAGAAGAAGTGGTCAACATTCTAAGCTGGGATCGTGATAGCTTCCAGTACGCACCGCAGAGGTGGGACTTCGGTCAAATGGAATTGTTTGACAGTGTTGATTATGAAGATTGATAACTTAGAAAGGAAATATAATGTCAGATTGGCAAAATACATTGCGTCGCGGTAAGCAGGAGGTTCCACCTCGGCTCGTCATTTATGGTGGGCACGGTATCGGCAAGTCAACGCTTGCGAGTAAGTTCCCTAACCCTATTTTCATCAGTACTGAAGATGGTCTGGACTCGCTTGACGTAACTAGCTTCCCCCGCGCAATGCACCTCAACGACGTTGTGGGTAGCATTAAAACGTTGATCAAAGAAGATCACGACTTCAAGACCGTAGTCATTGACTCTGTTGACTGGTTGGTAGAGCCGTTGATCGTCGGTAATGTTGAAGCAAACCACGACGCTAAGGACTTGGCGTATGGTAAAGGTCAGATGATGGTCGCGGAAGAGTTCCGTGAGATCTTGCAGGGTTTGGACGTGCTGCGTACCAAGCGTGGTATGAACGTTATCCTTATCGCTCACGCTGCTGTGGTCAAGTTTGAAGACCCTCGCACTGAACCGTATGACCGCTATCAGCCCAAGCTGCCTAACCGCTGTAACGCATTGCTGCAAGAGTGGGCTGATGTGCTTGCGTTCGCTGCGTTTAAGGTCATCATCAAGAAGTCTGATGCTGGCTTCAATAAGGACAAGACTCGTGGTGTTACTACGGGTGAGCGTCTGCTTCACTTTGTTGAGAACCCAGCATACGCGGCTAAAAACCGCTACAGCTGCCCAGAAGAAATCGAGATGACTATAGAGAATCTCGAAAAACTCATTCCCATCGCTAAGTAAGGAGAAATAATATGGCTAAGTTTGGTTTTGACACGTCGGAAGTCGACGTTAATGACGGTCCGTCGTACGAGTTGCTGCCGGAAGGTGAGTATACTATGAAGGCGATTGACGCCGAAGAGAAAGAGACTTCTACCGGCGGTGAGATGATTGTCGCTAAGTTTGAGGTCATTGGTGGTAAGCACGACGGTCGTTGGGTTTGGATGAACTTTAACATCGTCAATAAGAGCGAGGCTGCTCAGCGTATTGGTCGCCAACAGCTCGTAGCTTGGGCAACGGCTTGTGGTAAGCCTGACGCTAACGACACTGACAAGCTCCTCGACAAGCGGTTCAACGCAATCGTCGGCATCCAGAAGGGTACTGGTGGTTACAAAGATAGTAACACTATCAAGCAGTTTCTTTTCGGTGACGTGCCATCTCCCTCAGCGTCTCCGAAAGAAAGTAAAGCTGCTCCGGCTGAAAAGCCCGCAGCGTCATCTGGTTCTAACCCTTGGGACTAAGATGATTGGAGGGAGTGGGGTTGGGCTCACTCCCCCTTTTACTGGAGATATTTATGGTCGCTATACCACCACCTATTGAACAAGAGATCGTAGACCGTATTTATCGGGCCTATGAGAAGAATGATGAGAAGTCAGATATATACTTGGGTCGGCTTGGGTCATCGTTCATCGGTGAAGAGTGCACTCGGAGGATATGGCTTGACTGGCGTGGGTTCGCTCGCGGTAAGTTCAGTGGTCGCATGTTGAGACTGTTTGGCACCGGTCACTGGCAGGAAGAGCGTGTCGTCAAAGACCTGCGGGACGCCGGGTTCAGTGTTTGGAGCGAGCGTGACGACGGTAAACAGTTTGAGTTCACTGACGAGACTGGTCACTTCATAACCAAGATGGATGGTGTTATTAAGGGTGTACCTGCTCGTGAGTCTCAGGGTCATGCGCTTGAAATCAAGACGCATAATAACGACAGCTTCAAAGCCCTATTAAAGAAGGGTGTTCGTGAGTCGAAGCCTCTTCACTATGCTCAGGTTCAGATCACGATGGCGCTGTCTAAGTTACGTCGGACTATTTATGTTGCTCTCAACAAGAACGACGAGCAGCTAGAGGTCGTACGTATCAAAGAAGACAAGACTGAGCAGAACAAGTTGTTCGCCAAAATCAAGAGTCTGGTAGAGGCGCGACTGCGTCCAGCCGGTATCAGCGACGATGGTGGTAGCTTCGGTTGTAAGTGGTGCGACATGAGGTCGGTATGCGTCCGCGAGGTGCAGCCGCTTAAACATTGCCGCACGTGTGAAATGTGTATACCGGTTGAAGACGGTATGTGGCTTTGCGACTTGAGCAAGATGACCCTAAGCATGGCTGAGCAGAAGCTCGGCTGCAAACATTGGAGCCCTTTATGATTAAGATTGATGGAGCTAAAGCGTTTCTACGTGCTCGTAACGGTGTATACCGTGAAGTAGATGTTTATTCTCGTGCCGAGCATAAATACATTCCATACGGTAAAGGGTTTTTGCGATTGGCCGGGGAATGGGATAACCAATGGCTCACCAGTAATCCGAACGTTAAGGTGTTGGAGCTTAAAGGCGTATGATCACCATCGGAGTTGACCCCGGCCTGTCTGGGGCTATTGGTATCTTGAACGAAGGTCGGTATGTTGACGTTGTTGACATGCCGGTTGTTTCTAAAGGGTCGGGCAGCGTTAAGAACGAGGTCGACCCGTCGGGGTTGATCAAGATACTGCGTAACTATGCTCCTGCGGATGAATACGTTATGGTTGTGCTTGAGCGGGTGAATGCTATGCCCGGTCAGGGTGTGTCATCTGTGTTTAGTCTGGGTGACAGCTTTGGGTGTGCTCGTTCAGCAATCGCCGCTTGCCGGTTTGAAATGACTTACATCGCTCCAACTCAGTGGAAGAAGCATTTCAAGCTGACCAGTGATAAAGAGATGAGCCGTGCTCTAGCTATCCGCATGTTTCCGGATGCGCCGCTCAACTTGAAGAAACATTCTGACCGGGCAGAGGCTTTACTGATGGCCCGGTGGTTACACGAAACGAAGGGAGGGTAATATGATTGACGCTAGGGTGTGCGGTATACCTTGTCAGGTGGAGGTAACTCGCGCTAGATATTATAAACCGCAGAGCAGTAACCCTTACGACTGCTCAAGTGACTTGGATTACTATGGTTACTGGGACGACATAGAATACGAATTGTATGATCGTCGCGGTTATCGCGCAAAGTGGCTTGAGAATAAGATGAAGCCTAAAGACCATTCAGAACTATTAGATCTAATAGTTGAAGACTTAGACCCGGAGGATTACTGATGGAGAAATTTAAACCTATGTGCCCTTGGCACATACAGATCGGCGGTTTGTTTATTGCGCCCGGTCAAGTGCCGAACCAAGGAACAGTTTGGATTGGTGAAGTAGAAAGCGGTCAGGGTGCGGAGTTCCCTACTGACCAACTGGCTGAGGTGTTGCAGCAGTTTTACGACGAGGCCCGTTAGTGGGGCTTAAGCCCCGTAGAACTGATAACTGCTGGCAACGTGTGTACGAGCTTCTGGGTCCGGGATTGCAATGGTCAAAACCGCAATCGGTCTTTTACCGGGCCATAGCTCAGGCTGAAAAAGAAGGTGACAACGACGCCGCCGGACATTTACGTATAATGCTCAAGCGTCGTAACCTTGTAATGATGGAGAAACCAGAACACCCCGACCAGTAGGCCGGGGTGTTGATTTATTACATACCCATCGCCATGATGTCTTTTTCAATTTGAGACATCTCTGGTTCTTCTTCCGCCGGTGCTGGTGAAGACATAGTTGGTCCCGGAACATTCTTAGACATCGCTTGTATGTCTGCTTCGATACTCGGGCCAGACATGTTAGAACCCGCAGCGTTTTCAGCCGAAAGGTCCTGCTCGATATTAGCAACTGGTGCGCTTTCATCCATCGGTGGTGATGGGAATGCGGCCGAGGTTCCCGTGATTGCACCCAGCTCCCCAGCTAAGAAATTGACTTCACGCGGAATAGCTTTAGCTGCTTCATCTTCAAGCAGCTTGACAGCCGCTGCGACATCAGCCGGGTCGCTAGACATGAGCAACTTAGCAGTCTTGCCGGCGACTTCATCGCTCATCTGAGCACTGCGTGCAAGGCGAGCAGCCGCGTTGGTGATTGAGTTGAAGAACCCGCCACCGCTGATCATGTCACCAACAAAAGCCCCGGTGTCGTTTTCGTTAAACTCAGCATTAGCCGCTTGACGACGGAAAGTAGCTGAGTTACCCAAGATCTGGTTGGACTGTTGGAACAACTGGCTCTCACGTTCAAGCGCCGCCTTAAACAGATCAAATTTCTCAGGGCTGTCAAACAACGGCTGCAACTTAGCTTGCATTTCTGGAGCACCGATCACCCGTTGGGCAGCATTGATGTTCTGTGACGGAGACATAATGCGACCGTAGATATTGCGAACCGCACCAGTGCGGAATGCTTCCTTCTCAGTCGGCGTCATGTCCTTGACGAGCTTGATGATTTCTTCATGATCGAGCTTGTTAAAGTCATCCATACCCTTACGCATCGCATCAAGGACTTCCATGTCGCCAGAGTAAACCTGACGAGCTTTGAAATAAGGGGAGTCTACGCCGCCGGTAGCTTCATCAATCGTGTTGACGAACACCTTGCGCAGATCCTTGAGAGCGTTGGCCTCAGCCGTGCTCATACCTTGTCCACGGAAACCTGCATCAATCGTAGCGTCAATACCACGCTTGATGTAGTCAAGGGTGCGGACATCCGGCACCTTAGTGAGCGTAGCTACGCCGTTGGGGTCAACAGTATAGATCTCTGCCAGCTGGAACTTACTAGGGTCTTCACCGCGCAGACGAGCTGACATCGCTTCGGTATCCGCGATCTCACGAGCCTTGTTATAAAAGCCTTGGAAGCGTGGATGCTGGAGAACATCTTGAATACGACCGTCGTTAACCGCGCCGAATTCATAAGCCTTATCGTATAGGGTGTCTGCCTGACGACGCAACTGTTCAACCAGCTTGGTCTCTTCGCCGTAGAAATCTCCCGGAGAGATGGCCTGACGCACTTGACCGTAAGTTCGCTCACGAGCGCCTAGACGTTGACCCTCCAAGGCATTCTCGACGATCTCTGGAGCTGTACCGGGGCGCTGAGCAAGAACCTCAGTCAGTGCTACTGTGCGCTTACCGGTGTTAGCTAGTGTTGAAGGGACACCCATCGCTTTATCTTCAGCTACCTTTTGGGCTGCTTGCTGTGGTGTCATATTTTGTTGCTGTAGGGCGCGATTAACCTTTTGAGCCGCTTGAGAGTCTACTGCTCCTTCACCCGAAGCGAGTCGACTCCGCAACCATTGGCTACCGGCACGACCCGTACGCATGACTACAGGAAGTCCTACACCCGCGCCTGTTCCGATTATAGCGCCTGTTGTCCCACCTTGTACGCGTTCACCTTCTTTAGCAGCACCTGCTCCACTAATACCCCCAGTGACAGCGCCAGTAACTGCGCCGCGAACATAAGGGTTAGTCGCCAGTCGACTCAGAGCACCCAATGTGCGCGCACCAGTAGCTGCGGCAGCGGGAGCACCCGCACCCCCAGTAAACCCAGTACCAATAACGGCAGCTACGGTCGGTAAGACACCACCAGTGAATTCAGCAACCGGAGCCAACACGCTATGTTTACGCGCATAACGTGCGTAGTCTTGGTCAATCTTAGCTTTTTCTTGCTTGTAGGTTTTTCCGCCGGGTAGCTTGGAACGAAGCCATGCTTCGGCTTCGTCACCCCAACCCATCCCCAGACCTTGACCTAGGAGAGCGCGGGTCGTGTTACGTACGACACCTACATCTTGTTTAGGTTTAGACATGTTTACTCCCCAGAAATTTGGCGATATGCGCCGGAAGAAACGTCCTGTAGACGCTGTTGCATACGAGTTTGAGCATTTTTCAGCATGGTGTAGCTCTCGCGTAAAATTGAAGCTCGCTCTTCAACACTCTTAGCACCGATACCTTCAATTTCTTCAAGCAATGTGATGTCCCTGTCAGTGAGAACACCTTTCATCTTTTCTGCCGCAGATGCGATAACTTGACTCCTTAGAAGTTTTTCAAGGGTGCGGGTGTTGATCAGTTTAGGATCTTTAGCACCCGCAATTTCAAGAGCAGTTCGGCGAGTTTTGTCGACCAGTGACGTGTCGAAAGTATTCGGGTTCAAAGTGTATGCTTTGCTAATCATGTCCATGGCTGATTTCAAAGACGCCAAAGAATCTTCGGTCTCACGCTTCATAGTCAATTCTTGAGGTGTGAGCTTTTCACCCTTAGCCTGTTCACGTAGGTTGCGATCTTGATTAATTTTAAGATTAGCAAGAAGAACGTCGAGCTGCGCCGTTTCACGCGCAATGTTAAGCGCCGAAACCTCACGCACACGAGCCTGAAACTCAGGTGTGCCAGCCTTGTAACCCTCATCAAGAGCCTGTTTACCAGCAGCGGACTGCGGTTTACCGGACTCAATATATTCCTTGATGAGGGACTGCTTGAGTGCTCGCTGATCTTTCATTTCTTCAGCTGACAGAGTGCGAAGAGTGTTCAGATCTTCTTTAGCTGCACCCATACGCATTTCTTGCAGCTTCATACGGGTAGCCAACTTGCTTTGGGCCGACTCGCGCTTACCCTTAGAGTAATCAGCCAGCTCTTTGCTCGCCAGACCAAGGTTCTCACCGAACCCACCGGTCTTAGTCGGAGAACCGAAAGCCGCTGCAAGGCGGAAATACATTTCAGCTTTAGACGCTTTAGCGTCTTCTGGGCTATCAAGTGAGGCTTCAAGCATTTTCTTGAATGCGTCAGCTTCGTCGGTTGCCTTTTTACGGGCAGCAGCAAGTTCATCGGCATAAACGCTCTCACCCTCGTATCCTTGAAGCAGCATTTGAAGCTCAGCCGCACGGCTGGTGGGAGCAGCTTCTCCTGAAGGTGGTGGAGTCATAGAGCCGAGTTCGGCGGCTGGGGCAACTTGTGCGGCAACAGCTGCAGGTGCACCCTTAAGTATACTGGGACCCGGTTCAACATGTACGCTACGACCCTTAGAAGGTAGAACGTCAAAGTCTGCGCCAAACTCACTCTTGAATTTGGACAACAATTCACTCTGCGTCATGTTCGGAGGAGGACGGAAATCAACAGCATTGTCTGTTATATGTAAGCTGTTTTTAACACCGCCGACTTCTCGGTTGCGTTCAGGAGTACGCGCACGACCGGCTATAGTGACGCCGGGCACTGTTTCCGTGCCGACCTGTTGGATCCAAGAACCTAGAGGACCCTTAGTTGGGCGTGGGCCATATTGAAAGTCTTCATTACCGGGCAGCATGTTGATACCGTAGCTATCAGCCATGTCGTTCAAACCGCCGACAGCGAAATTTTTAACCGGACCACCGTGTTTATAAAACTGGTCTTGCTCAGAAAAGTTGAAATAACCGGGGTAAGAATTGAAATCATTGTTCATAAAGTTACCATAATCACTACCGTCCACAGCATACGGTGATTCGTATGAAGGTGTGTACGTTGGTTGGTCAAAAGACGGAGCCGTATATGTATCATTCATATTAAAATCATACGCCGCCGGTTCATTGAAAGACGGAGCAGTGTAGACCGGCAGTTGGTTGTATTCCACAGGCTGATCGAAATATGACGGAATGCTTACCGGCGGCTGTGAATATTCACTGACTGCTGGAGGCGTATAAACCATAGGTTCACTGACAGATGGGGGAGTATACGTAGTATTCATATCAAAATAATTCGGAAATTCTTGCTCTATACCCCGCATAGACCCAGCGCCGCGATCTAAATCGTAAGACTGTTCATTTAAGTATGGGGCAGTATACCTAACAGGTTCACTGAAAGGTGTAGGGTTAGACATGATATTAAGATCAGGGTTATATGCGGGTAGTTCGCTAAAAGGCGGTGGAACGTACGTCGGCACATTATCCATGATATTCATATCAGGGTTATACAAAAATGGTCGTTCCGCACCGCGATCAGGTCCGCCGGGTCCAGCAGACCCACCACCTGATGGGAAAGTTGGAAACGCTGGAACACTCGGAAACGTCGGAACACTTGGAAGCGCCGGAGCTGGTGTAGTTTGTTGTACTAACGACCTAAGAGCTTCCCGCTGGGCAGGGAGAGCTGGAGAAAGGGACGTTTGATACTGCGGCTGACTATACATGGAAGTCGTAGCCAAGCGGTTACCATACTCTTTAGCGTAGGCGTCGTAGTTGGCGCGGTCTTGGTCCGTAGACCCCGCGTATGTCGGTAGGGTTGGACTAGACACCCCATACTGACGCATAATCTTGTTAAGTTCGTAACCCATGGCTCGTAATCCTTAAATGTTCTGCAGACCCCGAGAAACTGCGAGACCGCTAGCAAGTTGAGACAATGGAGAAGCTGAATAGGTTCCACCTGTTTCACTTGAAGACCTACTGGTGATTTGCGGGGTGATTGGAGCCATACCGCGAATCTGCGTGTTAAGCCAGTCAAGCTGCTGCATCGGGTAAAGACGCTCGGCCTCATTCTGCTGTTGTGCGGCAGTGAGTTCACGCTGCATTTGTGACTGCTGGGCAGCACCGGCTGCTTCAAGCGCCGCGACGTCTGTAGCCCGCATCGCTTGACCCTGCTGAGCCATATTGGACATCTGAGTGAGCGCACCCATCTGGCGTTGATAATCGGCTGCTTGTGCTTGTTGAGCTGCTTGAGCGGCATTCAAGCCAAACTGCTGCTGAACCTGACCCGCCTGAGTCTGAGCTTGACCAATATTGGTGAGCTGACCCATCTGCTGAGCAGTGAGCTGACCCTGCGTCTGACCGAGATTGGCAAGGTTTTGCATCTGTTGAGCCGAAAGCTGACCTTGAGTCTGCCCTAGGTTCGCAAAGATCTGAGCTTGTTGACCCGTTAGCTGACCTTGAGTCTGACCCAGATTAGCGAGCATCTGCGCCTGTTGAGCAGTGAGCTGACCTTGCGTTTGGCCGATGTTGGCAAACTGAGACCCACCCTGAAGAATACGGGAAAGGTCGGCTTGGCTAAGGTTACCAACAGTGCTGGCCAGCTGACCTTGACGAGATAGATCAGTCTGAGCTGCACCCATGGCTTGACTGTAACCTTGCTGAGCCGCCTGAGACTGAGCATCAATGATAGCTTGTTGCGTGTCACGAATAGCTCGCGAACCCATTTCACCCATACGGCTAGAACCAAACTGACCAGCTTTAATAAAAGCGTCAGACACGCCGGGCATGATGTTTTCAGTCAGGTTACGAGCACCTTGACGCGCAATCAAATCAAGCACACCCTGCTGGTAAGGGTTCATATATTCGCCAACCTTGGAGGCCGCGCTAGCAGAAGAAGCCTCAAGATAGGGATTAGCAACTGATAAAGATCTCTCACCGATAGCTTGAGCCGTAGTTTCCGCTGCGCGATTGAACATTGGTTGGGCAGCGCCGGTAATGTTTTGAGAAGCAGCACCCGCCAGATACGGTTGCGCAGCTCCTATGACGTTTTGGTTTCCGGCCTGAGATAAGTATGGTTGAGCCGCCGCTACAGAGTCAACTCCCGCAGCGCGGGTGAGGGCTGGTTGGGCTGACGCCAAAATATCCAAAGAACCCGCAGTACCGAAAGCATTCCGACCAGCAGCAAGGTCACTTTGAACAAGATCTGGACGGCTCATATAAGCGCCTTGATCAGCTCGCAAACCTTGTGCGGTACCCGCCGTTGACATCCCCAGCATACCGGCTTGTGCCGCATCTGACATACCGCGCCAAGCACCTTGGTTAGATACGACGTCCTGATAAGCCCGTTGCTGCAGAGGTGAAAGCTCTGCAACTGTCGGCAGCTGATATGGCTGATATGGCATACCAGCTACGTTCTGCGCTAACTGGATTTGATTATAAATTGCGTCCTGCATCCAGCGCGGAGTCTCATTAGCTTGGGTAGTGTAAGACGTCGCGGTTTGCGGAGAACCTTGGAACAAACTAGCCATTATCGGGCTCCCTTAATATATACGAGAGGAGATTTAGCGTTAGGGCTGAACTTGCCTTTGGCCAACGTTTTACCTTTATGTTGGCGGATTTCCTTACGCATTTTCTCAAGACGGCGAGCGCCTTCTTTACTTGAACCATCACCTAACAACGCCACTGTTTCAGCGTCAATAACGTATTCACCGTCAGACAATTTAGCATCAATCACGTCATCACGACCAGAACCGGCTCCGCGAGCAAAGCGTGATACTGCGCCGAGCGCACCACCTTTATACATTCCTGTAGTTTGAGTTCCAGGAAGAGGAGGGACTGGGTTCTGCACGTTGTAAGCGCCGCTTGACAATGCGTTCCAATTGTTAGCCATATATTGGCTCAATCCCATACCGCTCATAGCTGCGTCACGCTGGAGCTTAGCCCAGTCAAAAGAAACGCTAGGGCGGTTGAAATACTCTTGTTGTTGAGGACTCAATTGAACGACAGCATCTTGAATTTCTTTAGGGGCTGATGAAAGCAATGAGCCAGCCGCGCTAGCCAAGCCTACGTATTTCGCTACGTTACCGAGAGCTCCACCCTTCGGGGCTGCTGTCGGAGCACCAGCGCTAACAGCCATATCAGGGGCGTTAGTTGTAAGTGCGCTAAACTCACTAGGCGACATAGGTGCGCCGCCAGTAAGATTGGTGCTCGATCCGATAGCACCGTTAGAGGAAACTAGGTTCGGGTCATTTACAAAATCAAGCGACGTCTGTGATACGTCGGTAGGTGTAAGGGGTTGCCCGGTTTTAAGGGAGTCAACAACTTGCGCGGATGGTGATGGTAACGGCTTGTATGTTACACCGCGCATCAGACCAGCCGTTGCGCCAGCCATAGCTGCTTCTTTAGGATTATAACCCGCTGTGAGCGCCTGACCGAAAGTTCTTCCGGCAGACTGAACACCCTGTTGGAATGCGTTAGGCGCGTTGACACCACCGGCTAGATTACCGATCACCCCGCCGAGGGCACCTTGACCAGCGCCCTTGAGGAAGCCTTGACCCGTAGCCGCGCCAGAAGCTCCACCTATAAGAGCGCCACCCAGAACGTTCTGAGCACCGGCTCCCAGACCCAGACCTAAACTCTTGTTAGCGAACCCACCAGCAACCTTACCTAAACCACCGCCCAAGCCGCCCATTAGAGCGCCTTTAAGCACGTTACCGCCGGTTAGACCGGAAGTAGCACCACCTAGAATAGCTCCCCCAGCAATAGCCGCAGCTGTTCCACCGAAACCAATAGCGGTGCCGATAGCCGTACCTAGACCCGGAGCAACTACGCTCAGGATGATCGGCGCGGCAATCTTGAGAACTTTACCGATAGCCTTGAAGATTTTCTTAAGAAAGAATTCAGGCATCCCGGTCTGCGGGTTGATAGTCGGCTTACCCCAATTTTGGCTGAGTTCGTTCAGCTCACTGCGGTTCATGTGGACGAGTTGGTTGTCGCCGTAACGACCGGCTGAACGAGCGGCGTTAGCCGCCATAGCCAAACCACCTCTAGCCATCGCCATTTGCGGCTGAGCACGCATTTCATCCTGCAAGCCGTAAAGAACGACGAGGAACGAAATGACAATGATAGGGTCAAACTGTTCAGGAAGGTCTTCCCCGTCAACCACACCGTCAGAAATAGCAGCTTCGCGAATCTGCGGGTAAGCCTCCGGCTGATTGAGCATCAGCTCAAACATCTGGATAGCTTCATCCAAATCTTCAGCTGTAATGTCAATATCGCCGATCTGTGACCGGATCATTTCGATAACTTGAGCGAACTGCGGGTCGCTTCGCGCCATCTGAATGAGATCTTCTCTATTCATTTTAACCTCTTTATTGAGCCGTGGTTCGCTCGTCACCTGTGCATTTATAATTGGTTTTTTCAAGAAACCAAAGCGATAATTCTTATTCAACAGTTTGGCAGAAACGTTCAGCCCATTCGCGCCAGTCTGTAAAATTATAAGGGTTGGGAATATTCTCTTTTAAGGTCATGTTATTTAAGAATTGCATGGCCCAATTTTGCCAGTTAGTTTCAATGTCTAACCGACCGAAAGCACCATACGGGTCTAGGTCCAGAGTAATCTGGTCTGCCCAATCTCGCAGAGACATTCCTGTCGGGATGGTAACTCTCAACATCAGCCGAGCACCGTATCATCGCCATTGCTGATGTGACCGATGACTTGACCCATCTGGTAGTCACCGTAAACAGCATTGCTTTCAAACCGGACACGGAGTTCACGCCGTTGCTCTTTAAGCATGACGATCTGCTCGTAAGGTTGGGTTGCTTGATCTGGGAACGTAAATATAGTGCCGTAGACTTCTTGTGAACGAGCGTTAGCCCGACCCACAATCTGAACCGTCATGTCGCCGCTCTGCACAAAGTCAGGCTCAATACGGCTGATACGCACGTATTGGTTGTTACCTTGAGCAGCGTTGGAAAGATCACCCATTTCAAAGAAGGAAAGTATCGGGTTTATAACCGGGCCGTTAATTTCGTCAACACCCTGCTCGTGTATCCAGATACGGTAGTCTCCACCTGTGCCCTCTACGCCGGTGAGGATTGGCGCAGCAAACGAGTTGTTGAACGAACCGGCAGAGCGACCATTGTTCGGCAGTTCGGTATCATACCATGTGTTTTCGCGGACATTATAAACTACAGCATGGGTGCACTCTTCAGCGTCACCCCGTGGGTAACACCACCAGACTTCACCGTAGCGTGTAACCTTGTAAGCGAACACCTTGGCACTTTGGCTTTTGTTTATACCGTCAAAGAAGTAGTTCAGGTTCATCTGGTTGGGTACTTCTCGCACCACACCATTGAACATCATGAACCGATCAGTACCAGCCCAAAAATAAACACCGTCAAAGTCAACGACGCAATTCTCAGAAATGATTGATGTGTCAGTTGCAATTACGTCAAACTGAAACAACGTAGCACCGCCGACAAACGTCGCACGTATAACTGCGTCATATGCCCAAAATATACCGGCAGGGGCACTACCCGAACCTGCACGGAGCGGCAGACCCTTGATTATCTTTTGACCCCAAACTCGGGCGACGCCTGAGCCGTTGTCAAAGTCAGTCATGTTTGTGGGTTCACCCGGTTTTGACCAACCTACAATACCGTCTGTACCGTAGTAAAATAAATACGGATGGAGTGACACGATACCACCAGTGGCATTGGCACCAACAGGTAGTTTGATTGACTCTAGACGGTCAGTACCGCGCACGTCACCGTAATATATTTGACCACCAGCGTCGTTACAAGTGCAATTCATATTAGGAGAAACATGAGCGATTATGTAATTCTGACTGGTAGAGGAATCATACTGGTAATCAAACATCCACAAGTTTGCGGGATTGCTGATTACGGTGGTGGTTCCACCGGTCATGTTGGTTTTGGTCGTGGTAATGGTTGTAGCGGTGACGACGACGTTACCGTTGAATTGAGAGCCGTTGACCGCTGCCGTTATATTGATAACAGCGCCGACAGCGACAGCCGTATAACCGAGCCCAGCAGCCGTGATGTTTGCCGCAACAGCCGTAGCTGTGGTTGACAAGTTGGTAGTGAACGAAACCGGAGCTGACATGATGGAAACGTCATCGACCGTTATATCATTTACAGAACCCGCAGCACCGCCAGTCAGCGTAACTGAACCCGTAGCCGCAGCTGCAACCGGAGTGCGGTTGGTTACGATTGAACTATTAAAGGTAGCGTCAATAGTGAACCGCTCAACTAAGTTCTGACCACCGGAGTGGCAATACACAAAATTCATTTGGGTAAAGTTAGAAAACCCCCGACTGATTTCAGTCAGGTATTTCTGTGATGAGCGATAACCACCCATCTTACGCGGCAAGCCGCGCTGCCAACGAACCCATTGCCCGTCAACATAAGCGTTACCTTCAAACTTGGTTCCGTCCCGTTTTATACCGGGGTCAGATTTCAAGATGATGGTTGTTTCAGCCATTAGAAGGTTCCACCATTAACATTACCAGCTTGGGCAACACCTAGTGCGCCCCAAGCAGCAGCCTGATCTACAGCAGTGAAAAGTGAAATACCTACAGAGGTTCCACCGAGGTTAATCAGTGCGGAACCGGCAGTGGTTGCCCCAGTACCGCCTTGGTTAACAGCGATAGGGTAAGACACACCGGCGGTATCAGCATCCAGAACATTAGTACCGTCTGAATACAAAATAGCTCGCTCGCCGCTTGAAATGGTAACCCCGGTCCCCGCAGGAGTTCGGACTGTGAACGTATATGAACCAGTTGTTTGGTTATCAACCCAATACTGCTGAACCGTAGCAGGAACGATAATGACTCGGTTTCCGGTCAAAACACCCGTAAAACGATAAGCGATACGGTTTAACTCTGTACCGGTCAACGTGTAATTTCCGGTTCCGGGTACGTTGATAACCGTGTAGTCAAACGCAAAGGTCGCAGATTGTCCGAAGCCGATAGTGTAAAAACCAATACCGTCGCTCGCAATAATTGCAGATTCGCCCGGTTGGAAGCTGAGGAACGAGTTACCGTCAATCAAACTGACGCCCGGAGCGTCAGCAGAAATTGCTCCGCTACCCGAGTTACGTAGATAGATAAACCAATTATTACCCACCGTCGTCGGGTCAGGTAATGTTATAGTTCCACCCGCGCCGGTCCAATTGAACATCTTGGCGCGGTCAGAAGCACCGCTGGTGTAGTTACTGTTGAACGAGGTGATGGGAACAGACTGGCTGAGGAGCGTACTGACCGCAACGATACCCGTGCCAGCTAAAGACGCAGCGTTGGCCTGAGAAACAGCTGCTCCATACTGTAGGGCACGCCATGTACCACCTACAGTGGTGTTGTTGCTGAGGTAAACCTGCCACAACGTCCCGGGAGCAATACTCACAACCTGAACACCACTAGCGTTATTCACAATGAATGTTTGTGCGCCGAGGTTGTTGAATAGGATAGTCTCACCCGTACCGGCTTTATTCGCATCAGGCAGCGTTATAATACGCCCCGCAGTACTCGGACTGGCGTCTATAATTTTGGTAGCCAGATTATCATCGGCAGAGGTTTCCTCTGGCCAGCTGAGAGTTATGTCTGTAGCAAGCGTGGTTGCGCTATAGCTGATTTCAGACGGGTAAATGTTAGCCCCGCCAAAGACGCTAGTATACGTCGTCATTATGCCTCACTCCTGTTGGCCGAGCGGTCAAGGATACGCTTCAAGTCTTCTCCGTTCAACGCTTGCGCTGCCCGGTCGTAAAGACCCTGCCAAGTCTGAATACGTTCGTCGTTCTTTAAGAACGGGGTAGCTTCCAGCAGCGTGGCGTAAAGGAGCGTATCCGGCGCATACTCAGTAAGCCAGTTGGTTTGAAATTCAGGACCCAAGAACCGTGGTTGTTCGTAATATAAGATTTCAAGCGTTTGGGCGGTTGCCGGAGTAGGCACCAGAAGCCAATGCTGATAATCATAATCTGCGTAGTAACCCGGTGTAGCGGTTTCAGCTTCATCAGGCCAATAGTTACGGCAGTACTCATAAGAACGAGCAAAGATCGGTTTGTTGTCAACAGACATGCTGACGGTGTCGCGCCAGCGGTCTGGCTTCATATATACCGGCACACCTGCTTGTAGCGGAGTTGTTACTGCGCGGATGAAACCTTCAATCTTCAGTTCACGAGCAATACGTCGCTCACCTAGGGTTACTAGGCGCGGTAACTGGTCGTAAACGATCTGGTCGCTCTGTTCTGTAAAACCACGTTCAAGATAGCGTCGGACGTCTTCCAACAAACTATCATAGGTCATGATGTAGCCGCTCATAAATACTCCCAAGGTATTTAGCAAGCTGCTACAGCATGCACCTGACCCGTTATAGCCTTGAATGGTGTGTCAAGGCAACTGAATAAAAATCGTTATTCAACGAAACATTTTTCTATGGTGTCAACCACCAAAATACTGCGCACCGGCAGCGGCGATAGCAGCGATTACACCAAGAATCCCGGCTATCTTAGCATTCCTACCCAACTTAAGTTTTGGTGCTTCATCCATAGGTAATATTTTACCTACGGCTTTCTTGAGGATTGCCTTCTCGGCTTCCTTCTTCAATGTGCTTTTCAAGTCCATATTCAATCTCCTCGACCTTCACTTTATGGTTAATGCGTCAACCCATGCTTGAACTGTCAAGCGATGTTTTGTACTACAATCCGTATACTTTGCAATAATGTCGGCTTCCCAAAGCGCCCGTTCAGGGTCGATCATTACCTGTGGTGGATTACTCAGAGTCGGACACTTTGACGCTAGGTTCGCCGGAGGCAGCGGCATTGGCGTCACGGACACTGCTTTCGAGCACCCCGCGCAAATCATCAGGAGCAGCGCAATCAACAGGAGCGGCAGGAACCGTCTTGTATATCTCACGAATTGTGTTGGTGCGTTCGGTTGCCACCACATTGGCTTGATCTCGTTCAGATTCATAGGTTTGCGAAACATTGTCTACTACCTCTTGTTTTTTGACCCGTAGCTTTTCAGCCTTCTCCAGCGCCTTTGCGTATGCAGCGTCGCATTGCCAATCACGGACTTTGTAACCGGAAGCCGCACCTATAATGAGAGCGCCCACCAATCCATATATCATTACAGGGTTGATTAAAGCCATGATGCATACTTCTTCGTCTTCAATTTACGGTCATCAAGGCCATGTGTACCCCCGTTGATCCGCTTAGTTAACGCCAGAATAGCGGCGTCATTAATACCTTGGTCGCAAATTGACCATAGCTTATTTCGGTCGAAAAACCAAAGCGCACTTTCAATTGCTAGTTCTCCAGCAACGAGGTCAGGGTTGTCCATGATATCAGGGCGGTCTATATACCGCGAAAGCGCCTCGTAGTTGTCATGCCCGGTGAGTTGGAGGAAGCCACGTCCACGGAATTTCCATCCGTCACCGCTGCTTTCAGGACCATTACCCATACGGTTACCATAGACGCGGTTGGCAATCTTCTGCGGTTGACGCTCGTAAGCCTTGGCCAGCGCATCGGTCGGAAAGTACTTCCCGAAGATACCACGCAAGCCCTTTGCGCCGTAGTTCAAGTTCTCGCTAGTGGCTTTCCAGTTACCGCTTTCATGAGCACACTGCGCAAAGAAATGTGCAGCACGGTTCTTGTTCAGCTTGTAGTGCGCTGCTGCAGCCTTGAGAGTGCCGGGGCCAAACGCCCCGTCAGCCGTTACGCCGATCTTCTCTTGTAGTTTTACGAGGCTCACTTGTCTTTATCCTTGTTCCAAAGTTCAAACAGCGTTTTGATCTTCTCCTCAACCACAGCGAGGCGCACATCCATCTTGGCGAGGATGATCGTAAGCGTAATAAACGCTAGAACGATAGGCCAAAGTTGACCTATCAGCTCTACGGTGGAGAGATCCCCCGCCATTACCGACCCGCCGAGCGCCAATCAGGGAAGTCATCTTCGTCAACCACGCCGTCGCCATTGGCGTCATAGCGCAAGTCGTTGCGGTACTTCTCCCATGGTGCCATGTCATCGTCGTCATCTTCTGGTTCGTCGATAAAGACGGTGCCCTGCGGGTCGTCGTAAACTTTAATTGTGCTTGGGTCTGGCCGGTAAAGGTCATCTGGTTCGTGCGCTGGTGGCAGTGGTGGCGGTTCTTCTGGCTCCTTGTCCCGCGCATTAGCGTTAAGGCTCAGACCACCCAGCAGACCGACAAGCGCACCGATGATTGTCTGAAATGCGGGGTTGATCATCTCAAGGATGGCAGTGCTGTCAACGACGTCGTTCGGCATGAACAGGCCGGAGACAAGCGCCACTACGACGACAAGGATAACTGCAGACAGCGTGACAATTGCCACACGAATAACAAACTCGACGGTGTCATTAACACCATCTTGCCTGCTTTCAAAACTATTCAGGAAGCTCATCTTCTTCGTCCTTCTTCTTTTGCATAGCGCCGCTACCCTGCCCAGCCATAAGTCCTGCTAATGCTCCTACGATAAACGTCGCGATTGGGTTAATTAGCTTGAAAAACTCAGCGTCGTTAGGGGACTGCCCCTCCATCGGCTGCGACACGAACACCAATGAATATAACACAGTTGCCACGATGAACGTAAGCGTCAGCGATAGCACAATACCTACAATGAATCGCAACAGTTCTTCTGGCGACCACTCACTAGTGGGTTTCATGTTCTTTCTCTTCACCTGTATCAATCAACCATTCGGTGCAGTAGCCCATAGCAACGCACCGAGGTTTCTTGCAGAGTTCATCTTCCCAGTTTGCTGGGTCTTGACAGTCGTAACGGTAGCGGTCTTGGCAACCTGTGAGGGCTACCAAGACCAATGCTAAAGCAACCACCCGCACGGCTTAGTCCTGTTCGACTACTTCTTGCGTAGCTGCAGGAATCTGCGCCTCGGCTTGTTTTTTGATTTTCACAACGAGAGGCCACGCGCCCGAAGACGTTGGTAGATTACCAAGCGTTTGTAGGACTGCGTTGATCTCATCGACGTGTAGCTTGATTGTGATATCCATTATTATTCGCTCCAAGGTAATGGTGGAGTGACGACAGGTGGATTGATTTGGTTGTCAATCTGCTGGGCCACATTCGCCTCATAGCTCAAAACTTGCTCTTCGCCAAGTGCGTCTTGAACCCAGCCAACGACCTGCGCTTGCGTGAGCGAAGCATAGGGTACGAAGGGTGCATCAGGATCGAGCGTGACGCCAACCGAGCCGTATACTGAGCCGTTGTAGGTGCCGTCTGTGCCATTAAGGGTCCAGTGCACGGTGAATACTACGTCGGTTTCGCCTTCATATTCTGGGTAGGCGTCCATCTGAACTACGGACCAAGTGTTCGTAATAGTCATGTCTTAGTTTCCTTCTAGTTGTGCCACGCGGGCGCGGAGCGATTGAATTTCCTTAACCAGCATTGGGACCAGTTTCGAGTAGTCAACGCCCATCATTTCGTCAGGGTTCGCTGGCTGATGCACTGCCTCTGGTGCGACTTCGACAAGTTCCTGAGCAATCATACCGTATCGTTGTTCGCTGTTGTCAGTATTCCACTTGAAGCTACGAACTTGGATTGCGTCTATAAGCGCAGAGGCTTCTGGCGCGTCTACGATGTCGTGTTTTGCTCTAGCATCCGATGTAGTGTTATAGTTCACCGCCGAAGTTTGAGCGACACGAGTAATGGAACCAGTAGTTGTTCCGCTTTGACTAAAGCGTATATACTGAGTGCCGGAGGAATCGGATGTCTCATCCAAATACATTCCGTTACTAGAGTTAGTAAATTGCACTACCATCTTGGCAAGGTTTATTGTCGCAGTCGTCCCCACCAGCAAGTTGCCGCTGCTGTCGATGCGGGCCTTCTCGCCACCGAGATTGAAAATCAGCGGGCCTTGTCCACCAGCCACCCATCCAACTTCGAGAGTTACACCACCAGCGGCGGTGTTGCTTGGTTTAATGGCAAAGTCGGTCTGCGTTGTGCGTTGGTTTATACCAGAAGATGTTGCGGTAGTGCTTCCGATTGTTAATTTCTCAATAGCCGTTGTTGTGTTCACCAGCAAGTTGCCGCTGCTGTCGATGCGCATACGTTCTGCGTAAGCCGAGCCGCTATACCCTTGGAACACAAAAGAAGCTGCACCGCCAGCCTCTTGAACACCACCAAAAAATAATTCTGATGACCCGCCTTGTGTAAATTGTATGCCGTTTGTCGCACCTGAAGAGTTGCCGCCAACAAGAAACATACGCGCCCCAGTGCCATTATAGCTGGTGGCGGAGTAGGCCGTTGTGGCCGTAGAGTTTGCATAAATTGCGGTGGCTGTAGCACCGGAGCGAACATCAAATCGGTATGCAGGGCTTGTCGTACCAATCCCGACGTTGCCGCTGCCGTTGATCCGCATGGCTTCTACACCACCAGTGCTGAACGCAATCTGGCCATTGTCGGTAAAGGCTGCAGTGTAGAAATCGATGCTGTTACTTACGAACTGGTTCGACGAACCGGACATTGATTGGATGCTGCGGATTAACGAGTTGGCAGTAGTGAAGCCTGTGCCGTTAGACACCCGTATGTTGCCGTTAACTTGCAAAGCCGAACTGGGCGAACTCGTACCAATCCCGACGTTGCCGCTGCTGTCGATGCGCATAGCTTCGACGCCGCCCTCTACAAATGCAAGGGTGTCGGCTCCGGGTGAGAAGATGCCCGTGTTCGTGTCACCTGTGAAGGTGTAGGAGGGCGTGCCAACTGCACCGAGACCATTGGCAATACTGGTGGCCGAAGCCGCGCCGAGGGTAGGCGTAACAAGAGTGGGGCTGTTTGACAGCACGACAGAGCCAGTGCCGGTTGATGTGGTAACACCGGTACCACCATTAGCGACAGCGAGTGTACCGCCGAGCGTCAGCGTACCAGACGTGGTGATCGGAGACCCGCTAAACGTCAAACCGGTAGTGCCGCCTGACGCCGCAACTGACGTTACCGTACCTAGCGTGTCAGTGCTGGCCAGCAGTTTAACCGTACCACCAGTATTCTTAAAATACAGCTTTTCGTCAGTCAGGTTTATAGCAAGCTCACCCGCAGCAAGGTTGCCAGCTGTAGGAGCAGCTGCCGCCGTGGTCGTGCGATAAAGCTGAATAGGGGTGTAACCAGATTGGGACATCGCGCTTACCTCAAATTCTCAAGTTTATAAAGGGTTTTCATGTGAAGGCTCGTAAGTTCGTCGATGATATTTTCAAGAGCTGGAATACCCTTACAAATTTCCGACCTGTTTTTATTAAGCCATATTATATCATCATTTATCATTTTGGCAACATCTTTTTCCTCACCGGAGACATCGCCTATGATTCCGAAGGTTCCCTGATAAGCCTCAACGAACTTATCAATCCCGTCGATAACCTCATCGTAATATTCACCCAGAGCTTGGTGCTGGGAATACGATTTAGTTTTCCAGTGTTGAATATGCGCTGCGTTACGAGCAGAGAACATCTTCTCAATTAGTTTCTCTATCATCAGAAGGTTCCTCCGTCAGCACCATAAGCTGTACCTGTACCGCCGTTAGCGATCGGCAAAATACCGGTTACGCCGGTGGTCAAGGGTAAACCCGTAGCGTTAGTCAGTGTGCCGGACGATGGAGTTCCGAGAGCCCCGTTGAAAAGCACAACAGCGCCAGCGGATCCTGTATTGATAGCGAGCGCCGTAGCTACCCCAGTACCCAGCCCGGTGATAGAACCGAGCGCAGGAGTCACTGTCGTGTTACCAGCTAGAGTCAATTGACCCTGCGCATTGACCGTGAAAGTACCGACTTGCGTCGCAGAGCCGTATGATCCAGCAGTAACAGCGGTATTCGTGATGCTGAACTGCGTGCCAGTCAGCGTTAGCCCGGTTCCTGCAGAGTAGATTTGCGTAGCTGAAATCTGAGCAAAAGTGATTGCGGTCGTGCCGAAGGTGATTACACCTACGGTATTACAGACGTAAGTCTCACCTGCACCCGTAGCGCCAGACGTAATGAAGAAAGCATCACCATTACCTAAGCCGTTAGGATTCTTCAAAGCATACGTATCGGCATCAGAAGCGCGGGTCAACACCCAAGCTACAGCGCCACTACCGACAGTCGTAACGACGTATACGCCGTTCTCAGCTTGGTTGGTCTGATTGTAAATTAGGATACGGTCGTTAACCGAGGCGACTGTGCCGTCCGGTGTGAAAGCAACTAAAGCACCTGCATTAGTCAACGTAGCGCCGACACCGGCAGTGCCGTTGTTGTAGGTGGCGTTCAAATTACCTGATGGTACTTCGTACTTGACGGGTGTGTGGTAAGTGATACCGGAAGACACCAAAGTGTCAACGTATTGCTTAGTTGCTAATTGAAGATTAGTTGTCGGGTCTTGCGTCACCGCTACCGAGGTCAGACCACCTAGCGTCAAACTAGAAGCACCTAGTGCGATTGCGGTAGTTCCGACAGTCACAGATGAGTTTGTCAGACTTGCGTTGGCAATGTTTGACAGGGTGTTGTTTGAGCCGCTAATCGTTTTATTGGTCAGCGTCTGAGCGCCAGTCAGCGTAGCAACAGTGGAATCAATCGCGATTGTGACCGCAGAAGAGCCGTTATACGATGTACCTGACAAACCAGTACCGATTGTCAAAGCGTTAGACGCGGTAGCCGTTACAGTGACTGAACCACCAAGGCTCACCGTAGACCCATTGATCGTGATAGAGCTGTTCGTCAGGCTCGCATTACCGATATTGCTCAGCGTATTCGTAGCGCCTGAGATTGACTTACCGGTCAAAGTGGTCGGTATGTCAGCATTAACTAGCAAGCGGAAAGTTGTCGGGGCAGAGCCACCGGCTGCTGGACCAGCGTATACGTAATTTGCAGGCTGGTCTGAAACGATCAAAGCTGAACCCCAGCTCGGAGCATTTGAACCGCCGGAAACTAGAACCTGACCTAGAGAACCTGAGGGGCCAACGTATAATCCGTCAGCACCTGACCAGATAACCGCTCCCGGTTGCATCACCAAGCTACGCGCCGTACCACCACTGCTCAAGCCGAGGATACCGTCGACTTCATTGTCATCAGACAAATCAACCGCTGGGTGGGTATGGTCTGCGCGGGAAATATTAGTTGAAGAACCGGCGGCACCAGTCTGGTTACCCGCCAACGGGGTAGAGTTGGAAAGGTTAGCATTCAACGTTACGTTGTTATTCAACGCACCGCCGCCGTTCAAACCTTCACCGGCGATAACCTGACGGTTGTTAGGAACATAACCACTGACCGTAACCGGGGTAGTGGTGGCTGCGGTTACGCGCCCTTTAGCGTCAACAGTGAATACTGGGACTTCCGTAGATGAACCGTATACGCCGCCGGTTACGCCGGAGTTAGCCAGTTGGGTAGAACCAACACCGCCGGGCGCAATGCTCAGCGTAACGTTGCTGGAAAGCGCACCGCCACCAGTCATACCTGTGCCGGCAATAACTTGACGGCTAGTGGGGACGCCAGCTACTTGCAGTAAGTCACCCGCCATAATCTGGTAGGTGTTACCCTGATACACGATCAACAGAAGGCTTTCCTCAGACGCCACAGGCGCATAAGGTAGCTGTGTGATCCGCGTAGGGATAAGATTACTAGGCACCTCGGACATCAGTTAAATCTCCAAATACCCTTCACCATCTTCTGTGATGATGAATTCATTACCCGCTTCTTGAATAAGCCCTGCCGGGTGCGTATTGATAGGGGTGTCAGGGCGATTAAAAGGTAGAACAATTTGATCAGGACCACGAGGAGCGAGGCGATACGGATCATATTGATCACGATCAGCCTCACAGACCATAAGCCCCGGATAGTTTGGATCAGGCTGTAACTCAGACAATAGCATTTTACGCGAGCAACGCCCGCAAATAGCGATGCCGTAAGTGGGTTGACCAGTTGGATCAAGAAAAACACTCATGCGGTATAAACACTTATACCGGGGTTAATCTGAATTGGTGAACCATCATTGTCACCATCCCAAGCTCGTTGGACGCTCATAGCGGCCTTCTGCTCGCGGACAGCCATAATCTGAGGATCAACTTGAGGAGTCTCAGCCGCAACACGAGCAGCGAGACCATCAATGATAGCCTCAAGCCACCGCTGCGGGACTTCTACTTCCTGCTGCAGATTTTCAGTGTCCATTATCTGGCGATGACGCCACAACACTAACTGAGCCTGTTCACTTGCAGCGAACGGAGCTGGCCATATATTTACGATAGGCTCAGGTAGGTCACGCTGGAAGTAATAACTGCTCGGACGACCGGGGAACACCTTATTACTCTGGTTTACGTAGCTGTCACGGCTGAGTTGGCCGAGCGGGATCTCTTGAGGTAGGTTACCTAAAGTGATCACAGAGTAAGAGAGAGGCTGCGTAGAGGTGATTCTGAAGTATGTGTAGGGCAAAGCACCCGAAATGTCAGTCCACGTTATCTCGCCAGCTGAGGCGGTAGCAGAAGAGCTACCTACAGTTGTCCAAGCAGCGCCGTCGTTACTGACTTGGAAAGTCACAGGGACAGCAGCCGCCGACCATTTGATACCAACAGTATCAACTACGGTCTGGGTCGTGAAGTAAACCCTATATGACGTGGAAGTGGTCACCGTCGCACCCGACACAACCTGTAGGACGCGGTAATTGAGGTTAAGCACCTCTACCGTCCCTACAGGTAGCGTGACGATCGGTTGGTTCTGGTACATGGGAAGTATCAGCTTCTCAATGCACCAACTTGGAGTTTTGATATTAGCAAGCTCAGACAAAAACACATACAGAGACTCAAGAGCATACTCTTGCATTTCTGCAGTGATTGACTGAGCAGGAAGACGACAACGCCGGAAAGCGTGATCTACCACTTTCAAAGCGTTGAATGTCGTCCCGCTGATTGAGCCGGAATAGGCCATGTTAACTCCATTTAGTGTTTACATGGCTGCTATAACAGCATGCCGCTCGCATTACCTTATAATTCAAATTTGCTCAAAGAGCAAGTCACTTTTTCTTTTGGTGCATTCCGCCATGCATATAGCCACCGTCAGCCTTTTTCATAGGCATTTTAGCACCAGCTTTACGAGCTTCGCTCATAGCGATGGCGACTGCTTGCTTACGGTTAGTAACCTTGGGACCGGTTTTGCTACCAGAATGCAGGTCACCGGCTTTATATTCGCCCATAACCTTACCGACCTTAGCCATAGCTTGACCACCCTTTTTCATCATGGTCTTGCCGGGCAGCTTAGGAGCAGTGTGGTTTTTGGTTTCGCCGGGGTTCTTGTTATCAACAATACCGAGCTTACTGTTGTCCTTGATCATACCACCAGCCATTTTCTTCATTGGCTTGAGTTCAGCTTTGTCATAACGCATCTCAGATTTGACACGCTTGATTTCCTGACCGGCATCTTTACGCTTGGCTTCAACTCGCTTAAGCTCTTCACGTTCGTTACGGATTACCTTCTTGGTGCCGGCAACGTCTCCACCGCGATAATAACCTTTAACAGTGGTCTTACCTGCAGAACCTGAATAACCGGCTTCACTAGGAAATACGAATTCTTTAACATACTTGAAAGATTTACTCATTTCACACCCCTTTGAGCTAGCATATCAATTTTACCTTCAAGCCGCTTGAATCCGTCATCAAAGTGTTCACGGATTTTATCAAGGTCGGCTCTAACCTCAGCGCGGGTTATATGGTCACGAGCGACTTCCTCACGAGTGCGGTTGAGCAAAATGCTAAGCCGCTGTAGTTCATCGAACTTACTCTTGAGAAAGAAGCCCATAACGGCTACAACCCCGCTTAATACCATGTTCCAGAGCATCATCTCCATAGTCTAAACTCACGCAGACGCGTAAGACTTAACCATCTCAAGGATGATAGTGTACCTGTCACCGGCGCTGGCGTCGTGAGTAGAGAATTGGATGTCACCATTCTTACCTGCACCTGCGTTGTTCCACAGACCGCCGAACTGCGTCAGGTCCATCGAGTACATGGTGTTCTGCGGGACTGACGTGATAAGCACGTCTGTGGTGGCGTCCCAGAACATGTCAACAATTAGGCCGTACGTAAAGACGTGCATCTTGACGATAGTAACGCCGTTGCAAGCCAAATTGAAAGAGTTGGGAATGAGTGTCGATACATCAACCTTAGTCACCTTAACCTCGCCGGTGCCGTCGGAGATGTTCGTAAATTTCATGATGGCCATACGCTCGCCATCGAACAGAGTCTGCGTTGCTACTGCATCAGCCATAGTTGTTTCCTTTCAAAGCAGGGAGAGGTGTTAACCCCTCCCCGTAAATGACAATTAAGCTACCGTGCAGCCGTAATTGCTCAGGATCATCCAACCAAGCGTCGTGAAATACTGGAGCGTTACGCTGTCACCAACATCATTGAAGGTGATCGTGGTGAAGCCAGTTTCTGTGGTCGGAGCCAACGTGCCGTCGCCACCATCAACAACCATTACGATTGTCAGGATTTGACCATCAACGCCATTAGCCAGCGTCAGTGCGTTAGCGCCGGTGGTGGTCAAGCGAACAGTGGCAGCGGTGATAGGAATAGCGCCAGCACCTGAACGGGTGGCAACAGTGCCGATTACGCGACCGGTCAAATCGCCGGTTACGTTGCCGGTAACATTACCGATTACGTTGCCGGTAATTGCGCCAATAAAGCCGTTAGTAGATGTTACTGGACCCGAAAATGTAGTAGAACCCATGGTTCAATCCTTTCATGCAAGTCGTGCTGTGGTCTGCATGATGTCAGCCGGGGCTGTCCACAACACTAAAATTAACCCGGAAAAGAATGGGGAGGAGTTGTTTAGACCCCTCCCCGAACTTATTATACGCCAGCCGTACCGTAGAGGCCACGTGGGTCAGTCCAACCCACAGTGTAACGCTCGGTTGCCTTGTAGCGCATGGAGTCGGTTTCGAAGTCACCTTCCATGCTCTTTTCAAGACCACGACGCATAAGCAGCTTGAGACCTTCTGGAGCATCAGTCTGAATCCACCAAGCAGTGGACGACGTGATACGCGAAAGGTTAGCTTGACCCTTAGCCAACAGACCCATCGATTTGACAGGGTTGATGTCGTTGTCAGCAGTACCGCTACGCAGAACAGACTTGAGCAGAGTTTCAGCTTGGAACACGTTCGACGGACCGGTAACGATCTGAGTCGGCGTGAGGCGGATACGCTTGCCGTTGTTGTCTACCGCGTTACGGATTTGGATCAACAACTGCTCAAGTGACGTCTGCGAAAGGTTCGCAGGAGTCGTCAGCTGGTTGCTGAACGTGCCGTTAACGATTGGGTGAGCCGTGCTGATAAGAGCAACACCGTCACCGCCGCTGTATGCAGCGTTGAAAGCGCGGTTAAGCACGTTTGCCGACAGCGTTTCTTTCGTTTCGATAAGCGACTGAGCCAAGTGCTTAGCATAGGTCTGACCGATACGAATGTGGTCACCATCTTCAACAAGAACTTTGGTAAGGCTGAATGCCAGACCATAGACTTTGTAGAGGTAACGCTGCAGGAAGAGCACACCACCCGACTGATAGCTAACAGCCATACCATCGGGGAGTTCCGGAGCCGCGCCGAAACCGTACAAGACGGGTTCTTCGTGGTAGTTACGGGGAATGCCCTTTTGTTCACGGAAAACCATATTCCACTCGTCAGCACGCTGTTCGTAAACACCGTCAAAGACTTCGTTGAGGATAGGCTCGACTACTGACCGAAAGTCAGTACTACGCATTGGGGTAGCCATTGTTCAAGCCCTCCTTAAATGCTATTGACAGCAGCTTTGTAAGCAGCTTCGTTCAAGCGAACGGTAGCGGTTACATAAGCGTCAGTCAAAGAGTCGTTGATGTTGTATGCAAAGCCGGTGATCTGGAACTGACCAGAAGTCGCCTGAATTGCGCTGAGGAGCGTAGTGCTCAGACCTGTGCGGGTCGAACCACCCGGCGAAGCTACGACCCAGTCGCACTCTTCACCTACTGCGGACTGAACTGAGTCAGTACCGGCAGTGCCCGGATTGTTGTACTGCACGTCATACAGCGTTTCTGGGTCGTCATAAACCCAAGCAACGATTTCCGTGCCTGAGGTGCTGGCTGGCCAGAAGGGGCTGATTGTCGGCTTACCGCTGGCGTCCAGATACTGGCAACCGGCGAAAATGCCGAGCAAAGTTACGCCATCGGTGGTACCTGTGCGCGTTCCATCGCTGGAGCCGAGCTGAATAACGCCGTTGTCGGTAAGTTTAACAGGGTCACCGCTAAAAATATTAGCCGCATAACCCGAGGTAATCGTATAGGCTTTCGGACGCATCTGTCCACTGTTGTGGTAGGACGCACGAAAACCAAAAGGTGCACTAGTCGAAGACATAGTAAGCTCCATCGGTTTGATTGGTTAAGTTACGATAGGTCAAAGACCGCATCGCGCTGCTGCCCAATCTCCTTATTACCGTCACCCATAGTAAGCCTAGACTTAGATGCACGGGCTTGGTTTTCGAGAAAATCAGCGGTATCCGTGAGTTTCTCTTCTTCCCGCATCGGCGCATCGTGATGTGCCTCACGCATGTATTTTTCATACAGCGAAATGGGAAGCTTGAAAGCCAGCATCTCATTCACCCCAATGAAGCCATTCCAGTCGCCAGTCTTGAGAGTGGCGTATTCCCAGCCCGGAACATCTTCGGGCTTGACGGGTTCGTAACCAAGACGAATCCTACTCTGGATAGAATCACGAGGGTTAGTCGTAGTCAGCCAGCACATGTGCCAGCCGGGGATTTTTGGTAAGTCCGGAAGAGAGGACTGAAAAAATTGTTGACGGAACATTTCTACCCGCTGATCGTCAGAAATTTCGCGATTCTCAGTAACTGCACGATCTTCCATCGCGCGATTCTCGCGGTCTTCTCCAGCAGATTTCTTTAGTCGTTCGTCGGTCATAATATCGCTCCTTTCAGCGATTGAGATTAATTATAGTTTAAAATAAATCAAAAGGCAAATGAATTCACGCCTTATTCAATTTATCGTATTCGGCATACCGTTTTGCGTACTTAGCACGTAGTACCGGGTCATCCCAAACGCCAGCTTCGATTAGCGCCTGTTTACGTTCAGGGCTAATGTATACACCTTTACGGGTGTTAGCGGGAGCATGTTCACGACCTGAGCCCACAACTGGGCCACCACGAGGAACACGTTCTTCACGAGTGTTGCGGTCTTTACGAGCAGAGCGGTTGTCACCGAAACGCTCAGGTAGACGACGACCGGCGCGATTACGCAGCTCGTCCCAGTAATCTTCTGTAGTCGGGTCGTAACCATCCTTAGCCAACGCTTGGTCAATTGCCAAAACGATAGCGGAGTCTTCATCACGACCCTGAGCGTCATACCATGGGTTGTCACGCATGAACTCTTGGGCATGATACATGATACGGTCGTCAAGACCTTGAGGAGCCGGGCGATTCTGAGCAGTCTGCTGTTTTTGAAACTGTAGCTGTTGAATGCGAGCTGCAGCTTCGTCACGATAACGCATCGCTTTAGCTACATCTTCACCGTTACCATTAGCGACCGCTTTAGCAATGACCTTTTCAGCCATGTCAATATCGTTAGCCGCCTGAGCAATAGCGTTGTCAAACTGACCCAAGTCAGCTTGATGAGTACGCTGCTCAACACCGGAAAGACGACGTTCAAGGTCATCGTTCTGCTTACGTAGAAAATCTAGCTCAAGTTTATCGCGCTTGATAGCTTCATCACGACGCTGCTTACGCTCTTGCTTTTCAACCCGGCGACGTTCACGGATGGCTTCACGCTCATCATCGTTATCGTCGGCGTCATCATCACGACTTAAACGATCGTCATCATCATTATCGTCATTGTCGTCTGCGCTATTGTCTTCAAGATCAGCGCGGTCTTCTACGATGATAATGTCGTCTTGATCACCATCGTCTTCTTTAAGTACGTCTGCCATTAGTCATCTCCTTTTCAGATGAATGCCTTAACATTTAGTGGATTGCCCATATGCTCTCCGCCGATATCAAGATCGTTGAACACTACAAACATTGCCGTATTGCCGTTGCTGTCGGTGACTTCCCAACGGTCGCCACCATACTTAGGTACGCGGACGAATGTGCCGGGTTCACACCACGAACCTTCGGGCCATGGCTCAAGAGTGTTACGGTTCTTATATGCCACCGGACCCAAGCTAATGACCTTAGCCACTTGAGTATTCCACTTTTCAGTGTCTACGGTGTCAGAAGTAAGGATGATACCACCCTTAGTCTTAGTGATTGGGGTACGGATCTGTACCAGGACACGGCTACCGTAAGGCCGATATTCCGGTTCTACAACCGGGAAAGCCTCCGCCAATGCGTCCTCAGAGATCGTTGTCAACGTGCTTCTCCTCGTCTACAAGTTTTAAGAGTACATTTATCGCCGACTCTAAGCCAGCGATGGTCCCAACGCGATACCCGTACTCAAAGGCATCGCGCTCAACTGGACGCTTCAAGGCTTGCAGAGCGAACTGCTGCTGTTCATCCTTGAGAGCGTTCAGAAGTCTGGTTTCTAAATTCACGCCCGGTTCTTATCAGTCTTAGGCTCAGCAGGTAGCGTTTGACCGGTGACTTTTTCACCAGCGGCCATACGGTGCTTCTGCTTGACATACGGACCGCTCATGGAGACAGTGCCGGGGGTCGGTTTATCGCTCATAGTAATTTCCTTTCAATTAAGGATTAGGGTTAATACCAGTGCCGGTGCTGACCGCCACCTTTTCACCAGTTGACATCTCAGCCGCTGCTAGGAGCATAGCGGTTTCGTTGTCAGCAGTGTTCATGCGCTCACGTGCCGTAATCTCTGCAATAGTGCGCTCGTTCTCAGCCTGTTGCTTGAACTGTTCGTTCTGTAGCTGAGACATATCCTTCTGCTGTTGGATGGACATCTTCTGCTGTTCAAGCTGCAAGTCGGTAGCCATCTTCTGCTGGTCAAGCTCAATACGAGCCTGATCGGTCTGGGCGCGTTGTTGTAGCACTTGACCTTGCAGCTCTGCATTAAGCTGAGCAATCTGCATGCTGTTGTCTGGCGGCATAGGTGGTTGTGGTGCAAACTGCTGAGCCATCTCAGTGATCTGAGCGAGCTGTTCAGCAAAGCCACCCAGCTGCTGTTCAATCAGTTGCTGAACCTGCAGGATGACGTTGACTTGATCTGACGCTTCGTCTGGAATCAGCTTTTCACGCTGCGCTTCGTCAACTGCGTTATGCGCTTCTACCAGATAGTAGTTGAGCAGGTGGTCACGCAAGTGCTGAGCAATCGGGTACAAGTAGCTCTTGGTGATTGCCGGATTGGAACCGAACAACGGCGAGCTGAGAAACGCAAGGTGCGTCTTCAAGTGGGCGAGGTGATCTTGCTGAGGTAGAACGTAAACAGGTCGACCCATAGCCGCTGCAACGTTCTCACTGACGGGATCCATGTCTTCGCTCGCCGGGGCAGGTTGCAAGACTTCATCGTCAGGCACCTTCATAGCGCGGAGGAACATTTCCTCCACCTTACGCGGATCATACAACTGCGGCATCTGAGCCGCTCGTTGCATAATCGCTTGTATCTGAGCGAACCGCTGCGTCTCACTGAAGATAGCTGGGTCACTTACCGGGATGACGTCCATAGGTCCGTCAAAATCTTCCGGATTGATGTCAACACCAGATTCGTGCGCTTCAATATCTTCCTCGGTCAAATACGCCGAGTTGATCCGGTGAAGGATCTTGAAGCACTTGTCCATTGAGTTGTGCAGACGTGAGTGTATGCTGCTGAATACGACCATCCCCTGTTCGATAAGGGCCATCGTGGTACCAACGGGTTGGTTCGGATTTGCATCAGACAGCTTTTCAAACGACGTCTGCACAACCCCTTTACCCGCGTCCACCAAGAAGCCAAGCAACTGGAAGAGCGTCGGGCTGGGGCCGTTGAACGGGAGTGGCATCGCGAGCTTACGCACGTCGTCTACCAACGCCCCGCCTTCCAATTCAACGACCTCAGTTGGTTGTAGGTTGATTGTTTGACCGCCCGGTCCACCCTTGAGCTTGAGCAGCGTCGGGATGTTCTGAATGTGGGCGGAGTCTAGCAAGGCACGGAGTGCGCCGGTTGCGGCCCCACTCAATCCACCAATCATGTGCGTCAGGCCGATGGGGTAAGCCCCACGCCAAGGCACAAACGGGAACTCAACAATCCAATCAAGCTCACGCCGTAGGTCGTCTTCTACGTCCCAGTTGCGGTAAAGCGACAGGGCAAGACCTGACGACTTGTCAATGCTGAGGATGTATGGCTCGGTGCCGTCACCAAAGTCAAGGAACGTGTAGATCTCAAAGATAGTACGTAGACCGTCTTCGTTGTAGCTGGTGTCTTTACGACCTTCAATCTTGTCGTTAGCTTGGCTGGACTTGCTGAAGTCAGGATCTTCAGGCATACCTACGTCTACGTCACGGTACATACCGGACTTAACACGTTTACGGTATTCCATTTCAGTGATGTACTGAACGTGCGTCTTGCGCTCGGAAGTATAGAAGTTAGTCGCAGCGAACGGCAGGTAAACGTCGTCAATAGCGATGAACTCGCAAGTCGGACGACGATACTGTGGGTTCCAGAAGAACTTGAGGTATTGACCACCACCGAGCGGGAGCTGGGTGCTCAACTGCTCAAGCTCCGAGCGGAACTCAGGTATCTGCTGGGTGAGCTGCCAATTCATGAAGTCAGCCTTACGCTGCGCCTTCATAACCTTCTGCTTGTCCAGCTGTCCGTTGATCTTACTCTTGACTGGGCCGTTAGGTGGGAAGACTTCCTTCATGAAGCGAGCAGAGAAGTCAACACAGGCTTCCACCAACATCGGGTGAACGACCTTGTTAGCCCCGGTGAACTGAGCACCGCCCGGCGCATCGTCACCTAAGCCGGTGCGACGCAGACCTTCCTCGTATTGCTTGTCACGCTTCTCACGAGCTTCTTTGTCTTTGTCAATCTTGTCAAGCAGGTCATTAACGGCGACGTCTAGTTCACTTTGGTCTACTTCGTCAACTATGTTGGCAAAGTGCGCAAGGTGTTCTTTTTCATCTTCTTCATTCTCCATGCGAATGATAGCGCCACCATCTTCAGTGTCTTCGACTTCATTAGCCGAATCCTCTAGCTCGACGCTTTCACCTTCTGGTAAATCGTCTTCGAGTTGCTGCTCATCCATAAATACCCTCGCGAATTTTGTCGGCTAGATCGTTAACTATAGCCTCATCGTATGTGGAAACCAAGCCCCCTTGAGCGAATTTCAAATCTGGGTTGTCGGGGTCATAGGTTCCCCTATTGCCCGAGGCTGATTTGAGTTGGCGCTCTGGGTTGAACACCGCAATCTCACGCACACCGTCTGGGTAGGTTACAATTGCGGAGTCATGTCCGGCGTCACGCAGCTTGGATGTGAAATCATCAATGTCACCTTGGGACAAGAAGCGCAACTTGTTCTTTTCCTCAAGCGTCATGTTGTAAGGATTGCGGATGTCTCCGTAGAGAGGCATGACGTTAGCGCCAGCTTTACCCGCCTTCATACTGGAATACATGCTCGCCAATTCAGGCGCATCAGTAACATAAGCACCGCGACCCAACCATCCTTGGTCTTTCCGGTTGGGATGGTGAAGGTTAAAGTTACCCGTGACGTCATCGCTTGTCCCGTGGAACAAAACGACCGGGTCACCAGCTTCATCTTTCATGATGCTTTCTTTGAGGAAGCGATCAAGGTTCGTCTTACGCTCGTTCATCCGCCCGACCATCGGTATAACAATACTAGGGTCAAACGCTGCGTAAGTGTCAGCCACACGTGACCGACCAGCTTCATCAGCTCCCGGTCCGTAATCTATAATGTTCCGCATACGCACAGCGTCGTAACCTAAATCTGTAGCGAGCTGTGCTATTTTGTCAGTGCTTGACATCAGCGTCCCACCCGTATCTTCTCCGTACATGTCAGCCGGGTCGTACGCGTAGTCA